TTTTTTTTATTATATAAGAAAATAAAGAAATTTCCTAACATTCTAACAAATGCACTTAAGTTACTGGAATTATTGGAGAAAATCTGTAAGGAGGCTTCCTAACAAGTCCTAACAGCCTTACAAAATAAGCTACATCGTTGATTTTTAAGGAAAACACCAAAAATGACCGATTTTTGGCACTTGGCCAGTTGGAACTAACACAAATAACACAAAAATTCACATTATTTCACAATCAGTCTGACAGCGAAATCACCTCCCAAACGGTTGGTACAGACCCTCAAAAACACCAAAATATCGATTCCTGCCCCAAAAAGCACCCTCAGAGCGATTTTTATACCCTCTCCTATACCTACCCCTACCCAAAGGTCAAAATTCAATCTGAGACGCTCTACGCGCGAAATTGAGAAACTGAAAATTCAGAAAATTGGCAAGATTCTCCGTATTTTAGAAAAATCTATAAAAATCAACAATTTATAGCTCAAAAAATTGACATTTGCACAAATCGGCGAATAAATAATTGATTTATAAGGAAATTTACAAACTAAATTTTTTTAATCATCCGCTTATTTTTAAAACGCATAAAAATTTCGTTAAAAATCAAGGACTACCGAATATGCAAAATCGGCGCATTCTCGGAATCGGGGGTTCTGCGCCCGCACTGACCGCTCTCCGCTCGTAGGAAGTACCTTTTCGAAAGCCACATTGTAAAGACGGCCTTATCTTTACATTTGCCGTCATACCTTTTCGCCGCTATCCGCTTGCAACGGCGGCGGCTTTTAACTCAAAGCGATTGATTTATTTTTAAATAAATGTGAATTGTGAACGTATCGGATAACACGAAAAGCGCATAAAAGACTGATTGAAATAGACTATTTGAAATGTAAGGTTATTTGATTTTATAACTTAACACTTACAACAGCCAAAAGAAAACCGCCTAATGACGGCGGATTGAAAGCGCATGGTTTATGCGTGTAAGGATTGTTAAGACGGAATCAGGCGGCGGCCTAATATGCAATCAGCAAAGCAAGTAGCCAAAAGAAAACCACGAAAAGTAAGCGGCCAAAAGAAAACCGCCCGATTAGTATCAGGCGGGTTGTTTCTTATTGTACAACGTCGCTTTCGTCAACGGTTGTTATTTCCAGTTTCAGGCCGTCTTTGATGGACTGGATACATGAGTTTATTTCACGTTCAAAGAATGCTTGATAAGTGTATAATTCGTCTTCATTTGCGGCGTATGTGAAACCATTGGAACAAGCTAAACAATTTATTTCATGCGCCGCATCTTGACTGTACATCGAACCGTCGACGGATACAACCTCTAATCTTTTATATTCCATTGTCAATCTTCCTTTTCTTCGATTGTCATTGATTCGGCGGCCTCTATCAACACATAAGCCGCTAATGCAGCCATAATAAAGGCGATAAAATTGCCCGATTGCATACCGCCGAAAAACAGGCCAAGCGCGATAATATAAAGAATCTTTTGCATTTTACTTAATCCTTTTTGTTCTTTGTTCTAAGGCTTCATCAAGTCTTGGTGTCAAATAAGATACCAGATAAGTATTTAAACCAGATAGCAGAGCATTGGGTGCATTCAGAAATACTTTTTCTTCCTGTTTTGATAAACCAATCCCTTTCCCGTTGTTATAGTCTAATTGATACCAAGACGGACTGTTTGCACCTTTTGTCTTGTTGGACGAAATGGGTGATGTTACAAAGAATAACTCCAAAGAAGTTAAATCAATATAAAGCCGTGATTCTTTCTTGTCTTCATATCCTAAAACAAGGCGCATGTAAAAGGTTGAGATTAATTCGCGATTACTGCTAAGGATGGAATCGATTTCCGCCTTATATTTAATAGTTGCTGTCATTTTAAAATCCCCTTTCTTAACCTTCAAAACATGCCCATTTCAAAACGGCGGTTTTATTGCTCACTCCCAAAACACGGCTAACATGCGCTTCAAAGTCTGAAAGATGACGGCGTGTCGTATTGGAATAATCACGGGCGTGTCGTTGCAAATAGATGATATTGGTGTCAACCTTCCATGCGGCTATAACGGTAGAATATGAAACCAACACTTCATAAAAGCCGCCGTTGTCATGGTAATAGTTGACAATCCATGCCGATTTACTTCCAATTTGTGATTTTCTATTCATGGCGGCTGCTAATCGGCTATTACAACAGTAGATATTTTCTTCCAATCCAATGCCTTTAAAAGCAAACTCTTCTTTATCGGCGCAAATTTCCGCTGAAAATTGGCGGTATTCGTCGTTATCGTCATAGATTGTAAACAAGATAGCCACATGGCCGCGTTTGTTTACAATCTCTTCAGATTCAAATTTTAACTCTTTGCCTAAATAGTCTTTAGCATGTTGGATTGCTCCCTCTTTAGTATATGCGAAGCGTGTAATAGCTTTACGAAGGGCGGCGATTTTTGAAATGTTGGATTGTTTCATTTTTAATTTCCTTTACGTTGTTTATAGACTGTTTACAGTCTGTTGATGGGTTAAATTATAAATAGTGATGGTTGCATTTTTTGCTAACTGCTTCCATGCTCCAGACGTTTGGATTAATCGCAAATGGCGGAATACCTTTGTCAAACATTGCTACACGTAAAGTCAAGAGTTTTTGTTTTGCGGCTGAAACAGCGGCTTTATGTGTTTTTACAAACTCTTCAAACTCTTCGTCTGGAACGTCACCGATAGAAACTTTTTCAAGGTTTTCTAATTCGGTTTGCGCTTCGATAATTTCTTCTTCAGTTTTGGTAACCTCTTTAATTTCAGTCAATTCAGCAATCATTGCTTCGATGGCTTCGATTTTTGCGCCGTCGTTAGCAGTAATGATTTTGTTCAGCATTTCTTGCAATTCAGCGGCCATGTATTCGTTGATAATCATGATGTTTCCTTTTGTTTGTTTGGTTTGTTTCGATAAGTTGTATTATACGCCTTTTTAAAAACTTGACAAGTATTATAATTAAAATATTTGAGATTTAATTATAACATGTTGAATTTACTATAAATTAATTCTTGAATTTCTTCAGCTAATTCGCTTACTTTGTCATAGGTTTTTACGCTATGTTCTTTATCTCTATCTTTTAATCTTTTGTTGTAATAAACCGCCGTTTTGCCTGATTCCGTAATTTCAAAAAATACATAATTATCAATATCGGTATCAATGGCATTATTAGCGGCTTTAAACCTGTCGGATAAATACTTACCGCGCCCTAATTTCTCAAACCATGAAACGGCGTTTTCATCGGGTGCTACTTCTTGCAAATAGCTATATTCCCTAAATGTTGCAAGCGTATTTTCACGGCTTTTATGACAGATAATATTTCGTTTTGAGTAAAAAGCCTGTTCAAGCTGAAACATAAAAGGAAATGGTTTTTCGGGTAATTTGTAGTCGATAGCCATTTTATTTTACCTTCTTCCAAAATTTAGACAAAAAGCGACTTTCGGCGGTTTTAAAATCGCCGATTCGTAGCAGGTTACGAATTTCGAACAGACTATAATATTGCACGCTATCCGCTTCAATTTCATAGTTTCCCCATGTGTAATAGTCAACATTGCCACGGCGTAAAGGGATAATTGGATAAAAATCACCCATTGATGAAGTTTGAACACCGCCACTTGCTGAATTGTTTTGCAAAGTAAGTTTTTGCGCCGTCTTCCAATTATCGGGATACATTTCGCCGTCCAGTTTTACCAAACAATCAGGATTTTCTTTCAATACCTTCAGGTCGATATTTTTCAGACTCAAATCAATCAGCATTTCAAAAACGGGCGTAATGCCGTTTAATTTGCCGATTGTTTTCACGTCGACCAATGCGCCCGATACGTCTTTAAATACGGCTTGGCTTGTTGTTTGGATAAGTGCATACATTTTAATTTTTCCTTTCTGTTAGATAGTCGGTTTCAAGTCATAGACTTTATACAATTCAGTCATAATGACTTCTTTTCCCTTTGCCGTTGCTTTGACGTAAACGGCATTATTTAGATGATTTTGAATGGTTTGGGGATTGGTTGATGGGTAATACTCCAAGTCCTTGGCCGTCGGTTTGCATACTTCCATCAATCCGCCTTCCAAGTATTCCGACAGGTTATCGTGGCGTTTGTATACTGGGATTGCCCTGGCTTCGTTTACGCTAGCAAACAATTCATCATAGTGTTTAAAGCTGTTCATGGCTTTACCTTTTATTGGATAAAATAGCGTTTATCAAACATTCCCCAATCGTCGGAATTGCTCCCAATCAACACACCGCTATCAGACAAGGGAAAATAGGCCGCGATACAATCTTGTTTTAGGGTATCAGATAAGCCTTTAACAGACTTTTCAAAATCGATATATTCAGCATTTGATACGCCTTTCAGAATCAAAGTCTTTTCTGTTTCTGATTGGGCAATTTTCGCCATATCAAAATCAAGATTGAATACAGGTAAAACCGCCAAAATATCACGGACTTTTAAATCTTCCATTTTGCCGTCTTTCGTCATATGTGGACTAGTTTTCAGGCCGATATTTAATACAAATTCACGCATTTTTGAATCCTTTCGTTTCGCGTTTGCTTTTGATGTTTCACATTATAAGCCTTTTTAAAATTTTGACAAGTCTTATTTTAAAAATATTTGAGATTTAAGCCTAAATCCTTGAATATAAAAGAAATTAATTTAAAAATTATTTAAATCAGATAGCGATTTTCGGTGAAAATCGCCTATTAATGAACGCGCGTAAATAGTACAACAAAAAGAATTTGTCAATAATTAATCGATTAATTATTGCTATCAGTTTATAGCTTTTAATTATCAGTCATTTGTCATTACTTTTGCCGCGGATTCGTTTTCACCGCTGATTGTTCAACAGACCAACCGCCCGATTTTACTAGACAAGACACCAGCGAATTCACCCCTAGACAGGCTCTCCCCCGATATAGAATTTTCACCCCTAGACAGGCTGTCTCCCGATATAAAATTTTAGCCCCTAGACAGGCCGTCTTCCGATATAAAATTATAAATGCGGCACAATTCAATACGAGTAAATCGCCTTTAAAACAAATTAATTTCGAATTAAAACAACGATATTTGCAATAATTGAAATTTAAATCTTGACAATCCTTACACGACACTCAATAATGTGAACACTTACTAGAAACAAAAGGATTTACAGATGGAACAGAAAACAGAAAATCGCGGCGTGAAGAAAGGCGCGAAGCGCGGTAGTTACACTACAAAGAAAGACGTATTTCGCACCCCGAAACTCGGCACGACTGAATGGGAATTGTGGCGATTGGAGGTTGGTCAGACCTACACGGTAACGCGCTATCTGCATGTGGATGAAGCAACTGAAGAAAAGCTGCGTAAACTGAAAAGCTCTATGCGCAGTCAGGTTGCAAACTACTTCAAACAGCTGCGCAGTGATGTTTACAAGCGCGATTTCACCGTTGCCGTATACGATATTTTCGACGCAAACCGAAACGCATTCGTTGTCTTCTGCGTAACAACCGCTGTTGAATGGAAGGGTTGATAATGGCTATCGAAGGTATTAATGTTGCCGCAATCATGGTTGATAACATCGACGCGGCTAAACGAATGATACAGCAGGCGGCTAATATCCGAGCAATCGGCAACGCAGCCTACGACCGATTTATTGTAGCGGCGCAGAATGGTGCTGGTGTTGATGAAATCTTGATGATGCTGCCTATTGATATTATTCACGAACCGCGTGAGTTTGCTGAAACAATTTGCAAGGAAGCCGAATATCGCATCGAAATGGCAAACTTAAATGCGAAAATGCTAGGCAAACCGCAAAATAAATCGGGTGAAACGCAGCCTAATGGGTACGCTAAAACGGTAGGCAAACCGCAAAATAAATTGGACGAATCCTTATACCCCAACAACACTGATTTGATTGACGATTTAGTCAAAGCAATAACAACGCCGCTTGCAAAAAAGGAAGCTCGTCTCCAAGAAAGAGCGGACTCTTTCAGAAAACGAACCTTTTTGATTATGCAGGATATTCACCAAAAGGATGGCTTGCATCCATGCTATGACAAAACAATCATTGCTGCGCTGCATACTCCTCACGGTGTGTTCTTAGGCACAAACGGTATCAAGAAGCAACCGGCACAACACATCTGCCCACGCAAAGGGCAAAGCATTAATCAAGGTTACGAAAAGTGTGTTGAGCAATGCCAGCAGCCATCCCATGCAGAACTGGCCGCTCTTCTGAAGTATAAGGCACGCGTATACGAGCCTGATTTTGAAAACAGTTGGATGGAAGTATACGGGGCAAAAGAAGTATGCTACCACTGTAAAACAACGCTCGAATTAGTAGGAATTCGGCGTATTATCCTCAAACCCCTTAAACAATTAGGAGAAATCCATGGCTATCAATAAACAAGATTACGAACTGCTGAAACCGTTGGTTGATGACCCAAACAAACGCATCATCGTCGACGTAACCCTTCCAGAAACTCAGTTCCTTCAAATGATGCGTCTGTTGGAGCAACGTCTGTTGAAAATCACCCAAGACTTCGGCAATTCAACCCACTACGGCCTCACCGAAAAAGGCATTGAAGCAGTCCGCGAGTTCGAAACCAACAGCGTGGATGAGATGATTGAAGAAGCCGATGTCAACAAATACCCTGCTTTGTTTGAAAATAAAGTGACTGGTGTGATTGTGTTGGCCATCAACCCGACTTGTGGCACGATTGTCAAAGAAGCAACCGTTGAATTTGAAATCGGTCAATACCCACTCTATGTCGGCACATTCCAAACATGCTTCCAACCATTCTTCGACGAAACGGTATGGAAACGCGTCAACTCTGTAACCATTGAGCTTTAAGGAGCAAGCCATGAAAGCATTTACCCCCTATCAACTCACAAGCGACGTTGTGTTCGGCGGTCTGAAGGCAAATCTCAAACCGATTGAGCCTCAAGGTTTGGCTTCAACCGTAACTTATATTGCGCCACATCCATGTCTGTATCCCGACGAAGTTGAAGACGGCGTGGTTGTATTCGGCGAAGCCGAAGACGACTTTCCTGTAATCGGTGGAGACTACAAGAAGGCCGAACTCCATGTCGTTATCCGCGAACGCGTAATTCCTGCGACATCTGTGCGCGATTACGTCAAGGAAAAAGAGAAAGAGTATTGCCTTGACACTGGTAACGAAAACGCTCCTCGCAAACTGCGTCAGGAATGGAAGGAAGACTATCTCATGGCAAAACTTCCGACTGCGCCTATCAAGACAACCGTCGTACCTGTTCTGTTCCTGATTGACGAAGGTTATGTTCTAATTGGTACGTCTTCGCAGAAGATTGCAGACCATGTGGTCGGTCAGTTGCTGCTCACATTGAGCGATTTCTCCGTACGTCCGTTTAACACGGAAGGCATGTCTTCATGGTTATGGGAACAGGTAAGCAGTGTAGATTACGGTGGCGTTGCTGGTATGGTTGCGTATGAAGACAGTGTTACTGGCATGCGTGTGCGATACAGCGGTGATTATGAGCTTTCCGAAGCCCGTATTGCCATCATGAAGAATCCTAACAATCGGGTTCGCTCGGCAATGTTTGACTTGGTTGGCAGTTGTACATGTGTCATCAACGACAAGGCCGTCGTGTCTCAGATTAAACCTGAACCTGCGAAGGCTACGACTGCTGATAAAACCGTTGACGATAAACGCGGTAAGTGGTTTATTGATACGCAGATATGTATTGATATTCTGAAGCTGCTTAAAGAAGCGAAAGGTTAATACTATGTCATTACATTTACCCTATGACAGCGGCGTGGCTTATCCGTTAACAACGTCGGCCATTGCCAATATCGCCCAGCAGCTTCAGGATAAACGCTTAGGCAAAGGCGAAAGCGTATTCATTCCAGAGTTCCCACTGGAACACACTAGCGCGTTGAATTCTGCGCTGATTACTGGTATGAATGTTGCCTTTTACACCAACGCAGACAGCGTGTACGGCGGTAAAGGCGTGCGTATCTACTCGTTGCATGACATCAAGAATTCCATCAAGGAAGAAGAGTGTTTTGCTGGTGATTCCGCTGCCTCCAAAAGCACGTCTGATACATGGCAAATGCTCATTGAAAAATGGTTCGGCTTTGAACTGGAATCGGTTAAATTCTTCTGGGATAGCAAATCTCAAAAGGTTTTTGTCGTCAATCAGCAAGACGACCCAGATTTCGAGCCGTCCGAAGACCAGTATCAAATTGGCCTTGTATCTGCACTTGCGTATATGAGTGATGCTGGTTCGGATTATCGCGGTTCAGCAGCCGAGCCGCCAAAGCCGACGCATTTCACCAATTACGGAATGCCGTCAATCAATGTATGGCAAGGCGTGAAACAGGTTATCTGGATGTATAACGCAACGGACGACGTTGTGACCGAGCATAGCGACTACAAAGCCGCTATGGAGTATACGACACGTTTCGGCGCAGAATATGTGTTCGAACAAGCCCCACTGATTGCGTGGTTAGCGTATAATGCGGCTAAGGGCTTTGTGAACGACGTACCTCCTCAACCTGAAGAGGAAGTGGTCGTTGCAGGCAATAATGTTTCAGATGATGAATTGGAGGACTTGTAATGTCTACTGAACAAAAGAACGACGATATGTTCGATATGGATAACCTCGACGCGCTGGATGCCGTCGAAGGCGTAGTTGTTGAAGGTGGTTTTGACCCCGAAACAGCAGAGGATGATGGTTGCGCGGGCGGTGCTTGCAAAATCTAAATCCCGAATCAACCGCTCGGTTTTAAAAGACTGAGCGGTTTAATACAAACACTTAGCATAAGGAAAATATCATGATTATCGGTTTAGTTGGTAAAGCAGGCGTGGGTAAAGACACAGCTGCTCAAATTTTAAGCAAACTCAAAAACATGCCGATTGTATCTTTTGCACGGCCTTTACATGAAGCAGCCAAGTTCGTCTTCGGCGATGATTGCTTGGAGCGCGATAAGAAAGAAACACCAATGCCCTTTGGTGTTGAAGGTTTTGACAAACTGCGCGAAGGCTGGTTGATTCCGTTCTTGAAGACTGAAGAAGTTCAGGCCATCACCAAAGATGAGAAAATCTTTTACGACTACATCTACCATGTATTTATCGACGCGGAGCATGGTGAATATCCTGCTCCATACGAACAGTTATCACCGCGCAAATTTATGCAGTTACTCGGCACTGAATATTTCCGCTTTTGTAAGGACGATTTCTTTGTTCGTCTTATGCAAAATTCATATAAGGATGTCATTATCCCAGACGTTCGCTTTGAAAATGAGGCTGCTATCTGTGACCTGCTAATTGGTATTTACCGCGATGTTCCATCCGTCAATAGTCATAGCAGTGAAGAGTTCGCAGAACTGATTATTGACGATAATGATGACGGTCAGTCTGGAACAGTTAAAATCAGCGGCGGACAGTGGCATGACTATCTGATTGTCTACAACACGCAGGATATTTCAGAATTGGAACGGAAACTGCAAAAACACGTCGATTTCGGCAAAATTTAATACTCTGATAAATGAAGCACTTAGCTCTATTTTACGGCTAAGTGCTTTTTAATTGCTTGACAATACTTAATAGCATCAGTATTATTTAATCACCAACTAACAACAAACAAAGGAAAAGATTGAATGAATGAATATGAGGTCATGCTACTGCTCAACAACGCAGTGTTTCCAACCGAAGACATCCATGATAAGGTCAACGAATTGGCCAGAAATTATGATTTTATGGCCTGTTCCGATATACCCATTGACCCCGTTAAAGATAGCGACGATGTCATCGCTGACGCTATTAAGAGTTGGTACAATATTAATTACGTTGTCGGCTTCGCTGAAATCGACGACAAATTCTCAAAACTCATCATCCGAAAGGTAAAATAAAATGAAAGTAAATGCACTCTTTATCATCAAAAACATCGCAGTATTTTTGCTGCTCTTCTACGTTGATGCACAACTGCTGAACAAACTGTTCGCCGCTAAAGGCATTAGCGATATTATCGTGTATCTCGTGTCGCTCTTCTTTATGCTGGCGTGTCTCATCGTACACTCACATCTCTTGTACACAAAAGTAGCCCCTAAAGAAAAGGAAACTAAAAATGATTGAATGCCAAGTAATCGCCGACAGCATCGCGGACGGTCGTCATCGTATCACCTCTGTGCAGGTGAAATATCCACGCTTTATCCTGCCCCAACTGAATACCCATCGCGTCTTCAGCCGCAGTACAGCGTCCAGCCGTGCCGTTCCAACAGCAAAGCTGATTGAGATGATTCGCAACGAACCAGTCGTTCCCGTACATTGGGGTCAGAACCAAGCAGGTATGGTGGCTGAAACCGAGATGGATGACGCGCGTATCGCAGCAGCCAAGACTGTCTGGATGGAAGCCGCTGACACTGCCGCTAACATTGCTCAAGAACTCGCCGAAATCGGCGTGCATAAGCAGGTTGTCAACCGCATCCTTGAACCATTCATGTGGGCGGAAACCATTATCACTGCAACCGAGTGGGATAACTTCTTCAAACTGCGCATTGCTGACGACGCGCAGCCTGAAATTCAAGCACTGGCAAAAGCGATTAAGAAGGCAATGGACGAATCCGTTCCTGTTGAACGAATTTTCCATCTCCCCTATCTGCGCGAAGAGGAAAACGATTGCTTACGATGGACGTATGCTCAACGGGCGAAAATTTCAGCGGCACGCTGCGCCCGTGTTTCCTACCTGAATCACAACAAACAAACGCCTTCCATTGATGAAGACTTCGCACTAGCCGACCGTCTGATTGAAGCAGGTCACATGTCACCCTTCGACCATCAGGCCATGTTCAACGACGGTGAAAAGTATCGCAATGAGAACCGTAATTTCCGCAACTGGAAGCCATACCGCGCTATTCTGGAAGACGAAGGGTTATATGATGAGTAAAAGTTTAAAATTACTGGCGTGTGTGCTGTACGTCACGTTTGCGACTACGGCCTGCCATCCGAACAGTCAGACACATGACAGCGATGCGCCTGTACAAAAAGCCGACCAAAAAGTCAAGGTTGTCTCGGCAGGTGGTGTTCCAAATACAGCATACCGTCTGGTCGAATACGAAGTGATGTATGATACGAATCGCGTTGTGCATTGTCTCGGTTTGAAGTCGCAGTACGAACATGTTAAGCAAACCAGTCTGACTTGTGACTGGGAAAGGAGTCGATGGGATGGAATCCACTAATGACTGCGGTTGCGCCCGTCGGCAGTTCAACGACGAATTGTTCGGGGTTATCAACGACACCAGCAAACGCCAAATGGAATTCGAGGAATATCTGCTGCTCACATTCATCGAAGGCGAGGTCGTTGACCTCAGATGCCTCAGTTTCGGCGAGCGTGTGAAACTCGATAATCTGGGTGAAGAAGGTGTTATCTTTGCACCAGTAACAGGCCAATTCCGTATGCAGCGTACCTACTTCAAAGAGTTGTGCCGCCGTTACATTAAGACTAAAATCGGCATGGCTTTAGTCGACAGATTTTTAAAACAACCCCTGACGGGTTTATATGGAGACGACAATGAATGTTAAGATTAAGAAGATTGATGCAGAAGCGAAAGTGCCTGTATATGGTAGCAAGGGCGCGGCATGTTTTGACCTGTATGCGGCAAACATTATCGACACGACTGACGACAACGGTGAACGCACTGTAACCTACGGTACAGGTTTGCAGTTTGAAGTGCCTGAAGGCCATGTGATGATGGTTTACAGCCGCAGCGGTCACGGCTTCAAGTATGGCATTACACTGGCGAACAGCACAGGCGTTATCGATGCTGATTATCGCGGCGAAGTGTGCGTCAAACTGCGCAAGTCTAGCACTGATATTCACGGTATGCCTTGTGTCGGTGAGCGCATTGCTCAAGCAATGATTATCCCTGTTGAGCAGGTATCTTTCGAAGAAGCCGACGAATTATCCAACACTGAACGCGGTGAAGGCGGCTTCGGTAGCACAGGGGTGAAATAATGACTTGTACTCAAGCGAAAACCCTGTCTTACGGCCAATATCACGCCATCGTTGACGACAGTGCAACTACGCTGCGCGTAGGTTCAAACCCGAAAGACAGCCAGACTGTATTGGTTGTGCCGAACACCCATATCGACCAAGTGCGCCTGTTGCTCACCGATGCGGTTAAACTCAAGAATCATCTGATTGGTATCGGCAAAATCCGCAAATGTGCCAACGTATCGGAGAAGGTTAAAGACTTGACTGACGACGCATTGGTCGTGCTGATTACAGAAGCCCTTGTAGACCTGAACGCCGCCGCTGAGAAGCATGGCGTGTCTAAAGAAGACCTGTCGTGCGTGTTGCAGGTATACGCCTCACAGACTCAAGCCTAGTGTTAAAACAACTCATAGTGTAAACTGTGAGTTGTTTTTTTTTGTTATCAACACAGGAGTTGAACATGTCTTGTGAAATCGGATATGTAAAAGTCGACCTGCTCAAAGCACTCGGCATGAGCGACAGTCAGGCGATTAAGACGGCGATTGAATGCGCCGCAGCAACAAAGACCTTCATTGAGTTCGGTGAAGGCACATACACACTGGATGAGCAAATCCGTATGGACGAACGCCATACTGGTATTCGTGGTATCAAGGGTGCTGGTATGGGCAAAACCAATATCGTTTATAGCTGGGAGCAGCCTGAAAACTGGGACGCGAACACGAACAAAACAGACGCGCGTAAGTGGTGCGGTGTCATCGTCGACAGCCTTCCCGACGTAACGCTGGAAGATTTCAGCATCGAGTACAAAGGCACTTTCCACTGGAAAGGCGAGACTTATCGCGGTTCTGTTATGAATATCATGATGGTCGATACTACCAACGGTCTGGTTCAGCGCGTAGAATCGAAAGGCTCTAACCGCATCGGTATCTTCTTTACCTCCCACAACGGTGAGGTTGTCGCTCTGGGTGAGCAGTTTAAGAAAGGCACTATTACCCTCGACCAGTTGCGTGAGGCGACTATTAAGGCCAGTGGTAATCGAGCCATCGAATGCCATTCGCATCACAACCGCGTGGCTGGCATCGCGTATGCTTGGCAGAAAGACTTCCAAGCATTCAACAACTATTGCCATCACAACGGCCATGAGGCCAACGGCGGCACTGGCTATGGTATTACCGCTCTATCAGGCTCGCTCAACTTCGGCTTGAACAGCATGATTAAGGGTAACAAACTTGAGCGCAACTACCGCAAGGGTCTTGATTCCCATGATGCAGTTGACTTCATCGCCGAAGAGAACAACATCCTCGACAACCGCCTGCATGGTTTCGCCTACGAGAATCGCCAATACCCAGTGGCATACATTCGATTCGTGCGTAACAGCATTCACTTTGACGGCACGTTTGTTCTGGAGCGCGATGAAAACGTTGCTGAAGGCGCGCAGCTTGACTTGAATATGGACTATTATCGCGAGAGTGGTATCCGCATTGAGATTAAGCAACAGCCATGGCAAACTTGGGTTACACAGGTTAATCCAGAAGTCATTATCGAAGACAACACCATTGAAGGCATGAATAAAATCGACACTATTCAGCGCGGTTCTTACTGGTGTATCGAATATCGCAACAACGACCAAGAAGCCAAGCCTGTCGTTAAGATTCGACGCAACCGCATCACAGGTAATGGTAGACTAACATCCTTCCTGTCGGCGTTTGCCAAAGCCCCTGTTGTCAAATACGGCTTGGGTGACTTCACATTCTCCGATAATGAACTGGGATGTGAATACTGCGACGGCGTGCCTTTCTACGTCGAAGAGAACAGCAATGCGGCAAATGACCATAGCGTCATCATCGAAAACAACATCGCTAAGGTTACTTCGAAAAATACAGTGACTAAAGCAACATCGTTGAAAGCTGCCGATAAACTGTTCTTCCGTAATAACCAGTTGCACTTGCCTGCTGATTTCGGCCGTCCGACATCACGATTCTACGTCGGCAATCCCGCTGCGCAAATCAGCTTTACCGACAACGACATCTATACGCAGTCTCTGATTAACCAAGTTCGTGCCAACTGGCTTGATAACAGCGTGTCGGCGAATACGGTTATTCAACGAAACAGGGTTCTTACAATAAATTATTTGTAACTTAATACCCTATTAAATGAAGCACTTAGCTCTATTTTGCGGCTAAGTGCTTTTTAATTGCTTGGCAATACTTATAGGGATGTATAGTATTCACTCATCAACCGACAACAAACGAAGGAAATTGAAAATGGCAAAATTTAACCAACTCAAGGCAATGGTAAAGAACACAAGCCCTGTATGCACGGTATACATCGACCCAGATGTATATTTCAAGGACGAGAATACTGGTGTTGAACGACGGGGATGTGCTGTAACCTTAACTTGGTACAGCGCGGACTGTGAAGTGAGTGTAACCTCCCCTTTTAGCACAATAAACCCTCCGATGGGAGGTCGGAAATATAACATTGAAAGTCTTGAGTTAGAGGATTCACCTGAAGACTTAGATTATTACTTCCGCAATGATGAAATGTCTCTCGAAGAGGAGAAGATTTTGCAAGAAATGATTCGAGAAGTATTAGTTAACTACGACTTCCTTAACAACGGTTACACCATTGAACACGATTAACAACAAACAAAGGAAATTGAAAATGGTTATGAAAGCATTGAAAGGGATGCTCTGCATTCCAGCTAAGTGTAAAGTGAAAAGCTCACCGTTGTTTGGTAAAAGCAAACACGATTTCGAACTCTACGAATACTGCAAAGGCGGCCTGTACCGACTGCTCCTGACCGCCCGTTCGGAAGTATCTGGCTTGGAGCAAGCAGTATATCGCTCTGAATCAACAGGTGTCGTCTACACACGCCCGATGCGTGAGTTTAAAGACAAATTCAAGAAATTCGATGTGGGTATGTGATATGAAATACAAAGACGAAATGGAAGTTATGTTCTGGCATGGCACTAATCGTGACGGCGTGACCGCAACACATCAAAGCAGTTTGCGCGTAGAGATTGCGTCTCCTCCAAGCGAACACGGATTGGTTCGTATCAGCATCGAACATACACGCGAAGATGTTTGTCATCCTATCACTGGATACGGTACTGAAACTGCTTTTGCGTTTGCCGACTTAGCCGAAGAGGAACTCGACACGTTAATCGGAATGTTGGAAACATGCAAATCTAAACTCAAAGAAAGAAATTGAAATGAAAGCTATTCTCACAAAACAGCATTTCATGGTTGACTTGGAAACACTGTCATCTCAATCAAATGCGCATATCTTGGAAACGGCATTGGCTTGCTTTCACCCCGTAACTGGTACGGTATACAACTCTAAGAGCTTCCATGTAAGACATGGATTGGATGAGCAACCACGTTCACACACTAGCACTGACACACTTGCTTGGTGGTACAAAACCAATCGCGGCTATCTCGCCAAGTTACTCAACCCTACCGAGAAGCAAGCATTGGTTGACACACTGCGGCGTATGAAGGAGTTGTTTGATGCTGCCCGTAATGATGGAGGCTTGCTTGTATGGAACACTGGTACGTTCGATACTGACGTCCTGAATAACGCCTTTAATCGTTTGGTTGACCCAAAAGCAACACTCATTAACTTCTGGGAAGTGCGTGATTGCCGCTCACTCCGAACAATCGGCGAGATGTTCCCTCGCTTACAGCGGTCAGTGTCTGCTACAACGCATAACGCCTATGAAGACTGTATTCGTCAAATCGAGTATATTACCCATGTTACTAAATACTTAGCTGAACAGGAATAATATGGCTACAACGATGAAGCGTTTATCGCGGAATGACATTAAGGTCTTTCGCAGTAATTTTGACAGACGTAATGCTGTCATGCACGGCGGTTTTTCTTACCCGAAACCGCTACCCAAATCGGTGATTGCTCGCCGAACCCAGCGTCAAGTTGAGATGCGCTTTAAGCATCGTGACGAAGACGATATTTAACTTACCAAAGAAAGGTTCTACCATGAAGAAAACTCTCATTGCATTATGCGTTACACTCGTAGCGTCGTCCCAATTATCTATGGCTGAAGTCGGTCGCAGCGCGGTTGCTATTGGTAACTACGTCACCGCTGAAGGCGCGGGTGCAACCGCAGTGGGTATGAACTCACATGCCTATGCAAACCTCTCCACTGCTGTCGGCGCACATGCGAAGGCCAGCGGCGTTACGTCACAGGCGTTCGGCAGCGCGTCGTGGGCTAAGGGTTACTCCACGACGGCATTAGGTAAAGGCACTTTAGCTGAAGGCTCAGCCTCGACCGCTGTGGGCGCACATACCACAACAATCGGCAATAGCTCCTCCGCATTAGGTCTACACGCCAACGCCATTGGCGGCCAAAGCACGGCTCTGGGTCAGTCTTCAATGGCTCGCGGCGACCAATCTACGGCTGTTGGCAGTGGTGCTACGACTGAAGCCCGTTTCAGCACGGCTGTCGGTACAAACGCCAAGACGGAGCATTACAGTGGTGTTGCCATCGGCTTCAACTCAACAACCAGCGACTTCAAAGGCGTTGTTAACACAACGGTTGACGGCGTGACGTATGGCAACTATGCAGGTCATCGTCCAACATCCGTCGTGTCTATCGGCTCTAAGGGCTTCGAACGCCAGTTGCAAAACGTGGCCGCTGGCAATGTTAGCAAGACATCGACCGACGCGGTGAACGGCTCGCAACTCCATGCCGTCGCGACGCAAGTGAGTGCCAACGTAGCTAAGCTGAATTATCACAGCGAACAAATCACGAATGTGTATCATACGGTGCAGCAATACTCTGGTTGGATGGAAACGCAGGAGTCGCAAATTTATGAATTGAAACTGCGTGACCGTGACTTGCGTAACAAAATCACCGAACTGAACAAGCTGGTTGAAGGCAATTTCGATGCAATCCGTAACGACATCAACAAAAACCGACGCGACAGCAACGCTGGTATCGCTGGTGCTATCGCCATCGGCACGATGATGCAGCCTTACGAAGCGGGTCAAAGCGCAATCACTGTCGGCGCAGGTTCGTTTAAAAACGAAGCCGCTATCGCTATCGGTGCGTCACATATTACCGAAAACGGCAAATGGGGCTTCAAAGGCGGCGTATCCGCTGATACTCGCAAGAACATTGGTGTCGGCTTGAGTGCCGCATACTTCTTCGGCGCAAAACCGAAACCAGTTGTCGCACCACAGCAGGTGATTGTCAAAGAAACTGTTGTCGTTCGTGAGCCAGTGGTTGTTAGCGAAAAGAAAATCCGTCAGTAATTTAATTTTGTAATAAATGAAGCACTTAGCTGTATTTTACGGTTAAGTGCTTTTTAATTGCTTGACAATACTTATAAGGGTTGCTACTATTCAATCACCAACTAACCACAAACGAAGGAAATTGAAATGGCGTATACCGATGAAGAACTGCGCGAGATGTTGCTTAGAGCAAATCGTGAACAGTATTGTTTGACAGACAACCTGATTGACACGGGTGCGACTGGTGTCTTTATTCATAAAATCCTACATACGAAATCGTTAAACGACGTTTATGATGATGTACTCAACAGGCTTGACCACTACAAGCGCGTTTCTGCCATGTTGAGTCATTTGAAGGATATTGGTGGCAAAATAACCCATGAGGGACACCTCTACTTCTTTAACGAAGACGAAGGTGTTTCGTGGGGTACTATTGAGGAGTTGCTCAGTGATGACACAATATATGACGGGGAAGCCTTCGTGCTGACCGTTGAAGAAATTGTGCCGAAGTTGTTGAAGCCGCTTCTTGATGAGTGTATTGAAAACAAAAACACGGATGCTATTTATCAGCTATCAGAGTCCATTAATTATGTGTTTAACCACATGCTTGAATCAGACGAAGACTAGAAAGAGGGTGTGAATGATGAATAACGCAAATGCTAACAAACAACCAACAAATTGCGAAATTGCGCAGCAGTTGTTCGCAGATGCCTGTAAACGTGAAACTGAAGCTCTTTACGCGCAGTTGATTGAAATTATCAAAGATGCCGCGAATGATTGCTGTATGTCGTTGAATATTGACTGGAGTGCTGATATTGACCCATATCAAGGTGGTGAACGTGTTGAAGGCGGCAAACGTGCTGAGGTCGTTGAACGATGCGGTAGTACGCGCGAAATCAGCATCTGGGACGGCTACAAATACAACCAAAAACGGTTAATTAAATTGCTCGATAGAGATGGCTTTACAACGTGGGGCTATACCCATAGCCAGTTGGGATTTGTCGTGGATTCGATTGAGTGGGAATTGCCAGACAGAATTACAAAAGCTACAAAGAAAGCACTGGGGTTGCCATGAGAATCTGTAAAGAACAACCAGCCTATTGGGACGGTAAGTACCTTCTGCGATGCACGCATTCGTTGAATCGTAACTCAAAGATTAGCTATTTGATGTATTGCAATCATCTCGGTTATACCAAGTCGGGCAAGATTAAACTGCTTGTGTTCGGTGAACGGTATGCTCATACCAGAGGAGGTCGGGTACGATATATTGACCGACCATCGAAAGTGGTAGAAGCAAAAGATTATGATGTGTTTAAGGAGTATTAAATTATGAATATTGACAAAAAAGAAGAGCAACACAGAAAGTTATATGCGATTGTGCGAGGCATTGATAATCTCCGCATGATTCTGTTTGAATTGGGTGCAAGTCCTGCATTTATTATTGATAACTTACTGCGTTGTGATGCTGAATGCACTGAGGCTTATATCGACGAGATGTCGCTTCGCATCGAACGCATGAGTCTGGCAGTTGACCAGCTTAATAAGCATGATATTGATTTATCTCATAGCGGTTATCTGTACTACTTTAGCAAAGAAGGACACCTTGTATCAATTACCGTCGAGGCGTTGTTGGCAAACGACAGTGATTATGATGGGGAAGATATTGTGGTTGACCTTTCTGCGCTTATCCCCGAAGTCTTGACCCCAGAACTGCATGACGCAGCCAAACGCTCCGACTGGGAAGCAAGTAAGCGCATTAATGAGGTAATCACCTACGTTCTAACACTACTTGATGAACAAAAGGAAAATTAAATGAAACGCAAAATCTGCTTTATGGAATACGACAACAACGCGCAGGCGTATGTTGAAACGCACACGACACCAGTGGCAAATCATAAAGGCTTGCCTGAAATTGAAAAGAATGCACGTCGTGAATGCGGTAAGCTCCAACGCGAGAATCCGCTCGCACGCCTCGCATACATCATCTTCAACGAGCATGGGGAGGCCGTGATTAAAAAGGAATATCAAAATGGATAAATTCCGTGTATGCAAGAATTGCGGTGTTGAATACCCACTCAACAAAGATAATTTCCCATACCGCAGAAATGAAAACTATGCGAGCGGTATTCAATACCTTTACCGATGCCATGATTGCCAACGGGCGTACAACATGGCCATGAAACGCAAACAACGCCTTCGTAATAAAAAGAAAGGTCTTTCCCGTGAATTCCAATAACCAATACTCCATTTTCCCGAAAATGGTAAACGACGCTACAACCGAGCCGATGTTTCTCGGCAACAACATCAACGTACAGCGTTATGACAAACAGAAGTATGAGTTTTTCGACAAGATGTATGAAAAACAAATCAGCTTCTTCTGGCGACCTGACGAAATTGACTTGTCGCGCGACCGTATTGACTTTGGCAAACTCAGCGATGCCGAGAAGCATATCTTCACCAGTAACCTGAAATACCAAACCCTTCTCGATTCGATTCAAGGCCGCAGTCCGTCGGTAGCCTTCCTGCCTTTGACCTCGCTACCTGAAATCGAAGAGTTTATCAACGCATGGCAATTTTTCGAAGGCATCCACTCTCGCAGCTACACACACATCATCCGAAACGTGTATCCAAACCCATCAACAGTGTTGGATGACATCATGGTCAACGATGCAATTATGCGCCGCGCAACGGCCATCGGCGATTACTATGATGACCTGATTCAATACTCAATGCGTATGCACATGGGCATGGAGTATGACCGCAAAGAACTCAAACGCCGTTTGATGCTGTGTATGGTCTGCGTGAACGTGTTGGAAGCCATCCGCTTCTACGTTTCGTTTGCCTGCTCGTTTGCTTTCGCCGAGCGCGAGTTGATGGAGGGTAACGCTAAGATTATCAAGCTCATTGCCCGTGACGAGGCGTTACACCTGTCTGTTACTCAGACCATCCTCAACTACTGGCGAACTGGCGAAGATGACCCTGAAATGGCGGAAATCTGGATTGAAAACAAAGACGAAATCGTGAAAATCTTTGAAACCGCCGTCGAACAGGAAAAAGAATGGGCTGACTATTTGTTCAAAGACGGCTCTATGCTGGGTCTGAATAAAGACATCCTGAACAATTACGTTGAATTCATCACCAACCAGCGCATGCGTGCTATCGGCCTTGATATGCTGTTCCCGAAATCAACGCAGAATCCAATCTCATGGATTAACGCATGGCTGTCATCCGACAACGTGCAGGTTGCGCCGCAGGAGGTTGAAATCTCATCGTACCTGATTGGGCAAGTCGACGCGTCCGTAGATAGCAAAGACTTGGCTGATTTCGACCTGTAATTGATAAACCCTCAGTTTCGCGGTAAACTGAGGGTTCTTTTATAAAAGGATACTCAATATGGATAATACTTACAAAACGCCGCTGTTGAGCGTTAACCAACGCGCGATGGCACGCGATATGGATGTTGCGTGGATTCAGGCATGGTTGAACGTGAACTGCGGCACTAATCTGGAGGTCGATGGTGTCTGGGGAACATCCTCACGCGCCGAATTCATTTCAGCCATGACCTGCCGTAACGCAAAAGCAATCACTGAAGACGAAATGAAGTCATTGGTTCGCCGTCTCGGTGACGTAAATGACAAGCGCATTAAGGCTATTGCCAAAGTTGAAAGTGCTGGTAGTGGTTGGTTTAACAGCGGCTTGCCGAAAATCCTCTACGAACGCCATAAGTTCTGGAAACATGTTCGCAATGCGGCCAACCGCGTGAAGGCGTGGTACGCCAACCCTCTGGCTGGTGACTACACCATGGATGCGAACAACAACGGCATCAACGACAGTTGGGAGAAACTTTCACTGGCAATCGGCAAAGACCCACTAGCTGCGTTGATGAGTGTATCCATTGGTAAGTTTCAAGTCATGGGCGAATACTATGCGCAATGCGGCTACAACCATCCAATCGAGATGTTGCACGCGTGTAGCCGTAGCGAGATGGCTCAATACGAACTGCTGGTGAATTACATCCTGAACGTGGCCAAGATTCTGCCTGCCTACAACATGCTCTCTACCGACCCAGAGAAGTGCCGCTCGTTTGCCCGTGCATATAACGGTGCAGGATATGAGAAGAACCATTATCACGTTAAATTGGCGGAGGCAATGAAATGATGAAATACCTCACAAAACCTATCGGAATCGTCCTCGCGGTCATCCTTGTTCTGTGTATCGGTGGCGTGATTGAGAAATATCGCGTAGAAAGGCTCGTAGAAGCGTCGTATACGAAGGGTAAGGCCGATGCTATGGCAAAGGTATTGTCCGACACCAAAAAGCTCTCTGAGCAGGTCTCAGCGCAACTGAGCGTCGAGTTTGACAAGCACAACGAATACATCATGCAATCAATCAGTGAAGAAAGGATACAGCGAAATGAAGTTGCAAAATTGCTCACAACGGGTGTTTATGTTAATGGTAATTGCCACGAGCTTACTGGCATCGGCCTGCTCAATGACAAAATCCGAAGCCGTTATCTCACACCTAACACTTCCGCCGTTACCAAGTAATTTGGCTGCTCCGTGCGCTAAACTAGAAGAAATTACAGATTTGAGCGCAAAAGCTAATTATTTATGGCAATTTGACACCATTACCAAGTATAATGGGTGTTCCGCGTCGAAAGACGCACTTGTTAATGTTTACAACACACTTAAGGATAAACTAAATGAAGAACGTAAATAAAGAAAACTTCATCGCTATGTTGATGAAGAACGGCAATGTGAGCAAGGCCGAAGCTACCGCCCAATACAACAGTTTCGTCAAGACTTTGGATGAAGCCCTGTTGACTGGTAAGACCGTGCTGATTGGTGATATTTGCCGCATGAAAGCAACCATGCGAAAAGGCGGCAAGGGCATTAATCCGCAAACTGGCGATATTGTTGACCGCAAGGATTGTCCACGCATCAAATGCACTGTCTCCAGTATGTTTGCTCCGAAAATTGAAGCTGCTGTTGCCGCTGGCGACAAATAAAAATAACCCCTCCGACTTTTAAATCGGAGGGGTTTAACCCACTCAAACAAAGGAAAATATACCGTCTTTAGGTATATTTAATTGTATCCGTCTTTGTCATTTTCGTCAACACCAAACCATTTTCCCAGCTTGCGTTTAATGCCGTTGGTAATGGTATCAACTAGGTCTTTTACAAAATCAGGCAACAAGGCATTAATTGTCAGAAGAACGTCGTCCGCGATATAGCCGATAACCCATCCAACTGTTGCTGATTTCATTACTGTGCTATTTCCCATCCAAGTCTCAATCACAGCGGCGGTGCTGAGAACCGCGCTGATAAGCACCAAGATATAAACTCGATACCCGACTTCTTTAATGGAAACCCCTAAAAGTACGGCGATTGCTGCTGCCCCCATGCCTACTATTGTATTTAAGCTGAGTATGTCGTTCCACATTTTATTATCCTAATTGTTGACGGTTACGTTTCCCCATGTGACGACCTGCAACAATAATCAGGATACCCCAGATAGGATAGGCAACCATGAACCCATTCAGGGGTGGGTACACTGCGAGAAATGCCCAGCCCATTAGTAATATCAGAAACCCCGATAATTGTAACATTAAATCACTAAGCAATCTGCATTTAATGCACTTGGTATTTATTAGCAGGGTTATATTAACAATAACACCTGAAAGGTTCGCTATGAACCAGAACCACCAGTCATCCTTGCTCACTTGGTAAAAGTTTGGCATCACCGTGTCATTGATGTGTCGGTCATACAACATAACACCCAATGTTACGAGCATGATGAAAATTGTGAATATTTTGAGTTCGGTTGCAAAGTGTACAACAACCCATTGTTTTATAGATTTCATTGATTTAGTTCCTTAATGAAAAAAAAACATCTAACCCGAACTATGATAGCACAGGTTAGATGTTTCGTTCTAGTTTTAGTCAAAAAGCGCGGTTTCAACAATCCATCTAAACTTTTGCCAAGATGTTAAGTTGTTCCGTTCGGTTTCAATCTCAATACCGACAACCTCTGGCCAGTGGCGTTGGATGAATGCTTCTGAAATAGCCTTTATCTCAGTTGCTTCAAGCACTTTGCCGTACAGCAGGAAGTCATTTATTACCGTGTCACTGTCGGTATATTCGGTATCGCCCAAGTGACGACGAACACCCAAGTGAGCCTTTCCAGTCGCAGGCAATTCATACAACCACTTATCACCAGCTTTTAGGTTATAGTCAGGCATATCATTCGACTTGGCAAACATCAATCGACCGTTACCATTTTGCAAATAACTCGAACCAACTTTGATGTATTTTGCATTTTCTGGTGTCGTGAATGACGCTGACCGTTCGATTAAACCCTCTGAATTTGACGAACCGTCCTCAACAGCAACAACCTCATCGATGAGTGTTTTATCTGCGTCGTAGATTGCGTAGAACAGATAACCGTCTTCATGTTCGGCATTAATCTCGGATTTAAGCGCATACGCCGTGTTAGGTAAAACTTCGATGAAGTCCGATACCAGTTGTGCTGATTGTACACCGTAGATGGTGTCTGTTTCATCAATCGTGTTGTGAATCGCGTCGGTGATACTGAATAAATTCTCAACACCATCAGGGTCGTATGGGAATTTAACAGGATTCTCCGCAACTGCAACACTTTCGCCGTCGACAAACATTTCAACACGATACTCAACCATATCGACAGCCACCGCTACATCATGGAATTTATCGTCAATGTGACTGCTTATGTCAAATTCCTTGCTGAAATAAACAGGCGACTCATCACCAACCCAGAATACCAGTTTGCCATCGTACACTGCAAAGGCAAACCGTTGATAACCCAACGTTTTAGTGGTACTCTCAACTTCCCCGATGGTGAAGATAGGGATGTTGTTTGAGCCGAATTTCAAACGGGCGATTGCAGTGAATGTATTGCTATTCAGCGCATTGTCGTATGGTAAATCAATCCAGTGGTCTGCACCTAACTCTGGCACTTTTGTGCCTTTGACAGCACCGTCAACCTCACCAGTGCCATGAACAACTGCTGGTTGGGTATTAGAACCCACGCGCGGTACAAGCGGTTTTTTCGACAAGTCATAGTGATATACCAAATCGGGGACGGATGCGCCAAGTTCCAATTTAACCTCACCCTTAGGCGCGATAAATGTGTGACTTGTTTCTTCGGTGTTTTTAACCTCCTGAATCAAGCCTTCATCGCCTTCGATATTAGGGTTGAACAGCTTAATGCTGGTTGTTTGTCCTTCCTCTGGAGTGACTGAACCACTACCCCAATACACGTTTTGAGGAATCATCTGTTTGCGATTTCGTGTATTCCATGAAAGCTCAATCGGCTTACTTCGGCTTACCTGCTCAGGGAAATAATTCTCGTTGATTGTTACGGAGTTCACTGGTGCAGGTCGGGCGGCGCGGCCAATCAGGTCAGCAGTTACTTCCTTAGAATCATCAAGGCTTGTCGAATTGCTTACCGACTGCGCTACCGTTTTATATGACAGTGTTGAACCGACTGCGTAGTTGTTCGGGTCGGAAACATTGCTCACCGTCACAATATAGCCAATATCACCGTAGACGTGGAACGCTGGTAGGGTGTCAAGAATACCGCGTTTAACCCGAATCGTACCGTCATCTTCGATAGCGTCAATACTCATACACTCGTCATTGACTACGATATACATGTCTTCAGTAACAACAGGAGGTTGACCGTTAAAGTCATCTACCCTGAAGGTTTCAAAAGTAGGCTCAACGTCTTGCGCTAGTCTGAAAGTGGGATTAAAAGAAACGTCATCCGCCACCTTTTTTAAAGCACTGCCGCCATTAGACGCAAACAGGTCATAGTTCATTGTTGCCAATGATGGTTTCTCTGCCAGTATCAGTGGGTATGTTGAGCCGCCGTCAACCAGTCGAATAACGCTGTTGAGATTCTCGGCAGGCGTTACGGTTTGCAAGTCATGATACGACGCTTCCATAACGCGCATTGTCTTGATTGGTTCGGCGGTAAGAACAACTCGGTTCAAATCTTCTTCGGGTGAAACATCGTCACCAATAACTTCATACGAAGACTTGGTGATACCGAATATATCTTCAACAGCCTCAACCTCAATAATGCCGTCGTCGAACTCACCACGGACGATTGAGCCTACTCGACAAACCATCGACTTAATGCCCAAATTCTTCCACTTCAGGACGAACACATCGCCGTTTTGGAGCAGGTAGTTCAGACGGTTAATCTTAATCGACATTTTCGCGATTGAAGAACTTGTCAATTTCAACTCACGCTCAGCAATCAACTCGGCAATATGCTTGGTATGCACGCCCTTGTAAGTTTGCGATGCTGAAATTACGCCACGTTGGATTTCAATCGCGGCTAAGTTCTGTTTCACAAGAACAACGTCGGATTCATTACGGTCTTTGTATGTGAGTACAATTTCATTTGCGCCATCACCCCAAGAGGAGCGTTCGAAGCGGCTTATTTCCACGATGGAGCTTTCGTCCAATACAGGAAGCTCGCTTATTGCATAGTCGTTTCGAATGAGCAACAATTCAAATCGGCCAGTGATTACGTTGACGCGGATAACGCCGTCAATAGTATCCAAGATTTCACCATTGAAATCTTCGATTGTTTTCGCGCTATCCCAAATAATCGACATCCCGAACTTCTCATCATACAGCTTGTCAGCAGCTTTGCGGAAACTCTCTTCGTCAATATCCGAAGGGTGATAACCCATACCCCAGTCGTCATTGGTTAATGTTTTGTATAGGATATGAGCAGGGTTCATATCCAGAACAGGGAAGGTTGCTTTTTTGCCACCTTTGGAATATTCAACGAAACCGCCATCGATTGTAGCTTTTTCAGGATACCAAAGACCGTGAGTCCAGCCACTGTTGATTGCTTGCACACGAACCCATGTGGATTTGAAATAAGGGCTAGTTCCCCAATAGAACGGTCTGGTATATTCAGGCATGGTTTTGAGTTTTACACGAACTTCTTGTCCAAAGAACTCATCCGCTGGGAATCGAACAGTGTGTTCACCGTTTTCACGCCAACTGCCATGCTCATACAAGCCTGCGACACTATCAATAAAAATAGCTTTGGTGTACGCCATAGCAACACCGCGGTTGGTCTTGTATTTCTCCCTCAACTGAGGAATTGCACCCAATCTACGCTCTGGTCTGTTCCAGTTTCTACCGTCTTTACCAGTGTCCTCAAATGCGTAACCAGTACGGTTACCTGCTGAGATTTCTTTAAGATAAGCAAGCAGCAGAGCATCTGTGAGTTCGCTATTTTCTTTGCCAGCGATAATCTTTAATGCTTGCAGGGCTTGGTTGACCCTAGCCGAATCATCTGGACGATAGTTACCGCCTTTAGTGATTCGCTTAAGATGTTCAGCGATTGATTTACTGATTCCCTGATACATCTTCTCGCTGATTGTACTTTTATCCCAATCAATAGTCCGATAGTCGCTATCTGGCACATAGCCTTCGTCGCCAAATACCATAGTGAGTAGACCTCGTTGTGCGGAGGTCTCCCCTCGGAAATGCTCGATATATGGGTCTACTTGCTGGTCGGGTTTACCCGAATGAATATTTACCGAACCAGCAACACCACCTTCCTTTTTATCCCCACCAAAAAGCTCATGCTCGTTGATATAGAGTCGACTGTCTTTAGATTGACCCTGCCAAGCAGACTTCTCGCCAAAAATGAGTTCTGTTACAAAATCAATAGGGGCGTGACAGATTGTCATCACCATACCAAGAGAGTATTTGTAACCTATCGTCTGGGCTTTTGCTTTGCGTCCCATTATTTACCTTCTTTCATTTCACGTTGTTTGGCGGCGGCAATAGCGTTTTTCACATTAATGTCGTCGATATGTTCGAGCTTGGAGGCATCAATTCCGTTTTGGAGAAAGTCCCACCAATCAACACCGTATTGGTCGGCGAGATATTTAGCACCCGTATGGCATGTACCACACACCAATACGTCGTCAATCTTAACAATAGTCATGATTTAATTTCCTCTGTTTTAGGGTCAAAATAATCGGTTACTTGCGGATTCTTAATGAGTACCGTCCCGAAGACGACGGGAATGTTCGCACCCTCTTCGGCGGTCGGTATGTCTGGGTTGGCTGGTGATGCGCCGTTATTACCCTTATTCATCCGTTTGGCGGAGTAATAACTAATGGCCATCGAAATAACCATCATCACCAGCGCGTAAATAAATTGATATGGCATTTAAAGTCCTTTAGTAAATGTTTGAGTATTGGAAAGGGTTTTGAATCGGAATAAACGGCTGACCGCCATAGTTGATAATATTGTTGAACTTGGCCTTACACGTTGTATGTGCGTGGTCGCAACCAGCAAAGGCTGTGACCTCTGTCTTGCCCGAAACAAGCCCCAATGGAGGAATGCTCAAGGTGATTGTTGAACCAGTTGATTCAATGACATGGCGGCGTTCCAACACACCTGTCTCACTGTTCTTATATTGCACATAGCCACCTGCAAACCAGTTATCAGGTTTACCGCTTTTGAACGTGATGACTGTACCAACAACACTTCTGGCAACTTCAGTGACTGAAAACTCTTCCTTTCTTACACCGCAGTTTTTACCATACAGAGCATGGGAGCAGCTGCGGCTGAATTTTCGAGTTACGCCAATGCGCATCAATGACGAGAAGATGCTTTCACCAATCAACACAATCTCGTCATTTTCCCATGCTACATTGGTGATTCGACCCTTCCATACTACCACAGTCATCAAATCTGGCGCAATAAATCCAAGTTCAGCGTGATACTGGCGGATTGTGACCGTCACTGATTCACTTGGCGGAGTGACCTTGAACACATCACCCAGCGACGTATTACGGCCTGTTCGTATTTCCAAGTTGGCCTTTGTCGTGTCCCCAGTATCCTCAATCTCACCGCGTTTAATCGGAACTGATTTGTACACCTTACCCTCAAACGTAACGTCTTCAGTGTCGGTTGTGAACGTCCAGACACCGCCCGTGAAGGCGATGTCATAGAGTTCGACAGGAGTACCGCTCTCAGCGGATGTTTCATAACTATGATAATTATTTTGCATTTTGAATTTCCTTTACTTGTTGGAGGGTTAATTTTATTTTCGCAACGGTAGACGATACATGTTCAATCTCAACATCATCGGATGCAAGACGCATTCGTTGGACAAAACAAGCGGAGGTTACATCCTCTTTATTAATTGAGGTCATGATGTCTTCCATCACATAGATTCTTGCGTTGTCGCCAAATTTCTCAACACGCTCGATGGTGAAGAAGTAGGATTTACCTTTTGAACGAATTCTCAAGAACTTTCTGTTATCCGAATTTCTCAACATGGCCGTCACGCGATGGTCTTCAACAACGATAGCTTTTGGGACAGGAACAAGACTGTTTACCGTTGCGGTGATGTCATTCGCCACGATAAGGTCTTTTGTATCGGTTGGGACGTAGAATGATTTCAACTGGCCTTTCTGACGCTGAATAAACCTTCGCCACCATGCAGTCTCAACCCTACTCTTTGACACAAACGTCAACTCACGGGAAGCCATACTTGTTGAACCTCGATTGAACCATGCTTTCGAGCCAAAGCCGTAATCAACGATAGTAACGTCCGATTGAAAGCGTTCAACGATTTCTTCAGACCAATTAGGGCGTTTACCCAAAACTTCAACGCCGTTCAGCTTCTCAAGACCAGCTTCGTCACCAACCAGTCTACCGATTGAATTCATTTTACCAATAAGGTCGGCGGATACATCCATAAATGACACGGCGGATGTCATGCTGGTTGATGTGATTGTCGGGTCAAATCGAATATCGACTGACGGATAACAGGAGGCTGTTGAGTAGAACGTTCTCGCCACTGAGCTTTGCAGCACTATATCGTTACCTTCGACACGACCAACCACACATAATTCATAGTCAAACGGATTGTTCCACAGTATCAACATGGAATTTGGCTGGAGTGTATCAACGCCGCTCAAATCTACGCATTTGAGTCGAGAATCACCCTTCAGGCAGGTTTCTCTAAGACGTATTGGTTGCCACCAAATTGGGCATAAAATTGGTCTATTGTGCATTGCATACAAAACATTACGCATCGTACTCAATAACGCGTGAGATGGTGTTGCTGTATAGGAGAAACCGCGTCTGGGTTGGCTCATGAAACCCCTACGCTGTTCGTTTTTGTTATAACTAACAATCACGTCTGTTTTGTAAGAGAACTTTTCACGCAAAGGCTCATCCCAGTTAGGTTCAACGTTCCAGATTAAACCTCGCGAGCCTTTTAAATTAATCGTAACTGTTTGGCCGTTTTCAAAACGCAGAATGGCTTTGCCATCAATCTTTGATGAGCCATAAAGCGAAACGTCAAGTATAATCTTTTTAGTCCGTAAGGGAGCTAAATTTATAGGAGGCCTCCCAGTAGCTTCCGCTACCGAGATACCCTCTAAGTTAATCAGGTCAACTTTGACGAGTTTTTGTTCCACCAAGTGTGAGTTATAGACTTGCAACTCAGTGGTTGTATCGCTTGTGATAAAACCTAGATTTACGTCAGAAACCTCACCAATCCCAGATATAATGCGGTGATGCCATAAATCCATATCGGTTCGCAGCATAACCGCGTTATTTACTTGAGCCATATTGAGTCCTATTTAAATTTGAAACCAATGCCAATGTGTGAACTCCATAGATTCTTAAACACATCATCTGTCTTTTTGGTGACAAGGGGGAAAAACACCCAGTCTCCGATTTGTGCGGCAGGTTCTATGTCTTCGATGGAAAGAGTACACATTTCGTTATTATAAAACACTTCAGCATCTTTTATGATATTGGGTATTGACCAGTCTTCGAGTGCTGATTTAGCCGCGCTATACGCTCTATCAGGGTCAATTTGCTCATCGTCACGAGACGCTGTTTGCGCAACGGTTGATACGTTAAGTCGAAGATGATGTGGGTTCATAGGAGTTCTCTTATTATATTTCGACGAGCCATCATAAATATTAACAGGTTGAACTTCATACATCTCAATCAGACCATTCTTAATCCTTACATTAAGAGGAACTGCCAAATCATAGTAAATGACCCAGCTTGGTAAAAGATTCTCATATTCACGATACCATCTGTCGTAAGTGTAACGATACTCTCGCCCTTGAGATGGCACTCCATCATAAAGCACCGTGCGAGCCATGCGGTAGTATTTTGGTCGAAGTGTATAACCACGTCCATGTAAATAAGATTCGCCGAGAAATCGTGAGCTTACATTAACACCAAACTCATTTCCATCAGGCATATAAGTTATATATACAAACTCCCCACCAATATCTTTGTCAAACCCACTAATACCACCGTACGAAAGATGTCTACCAACAATAAAATGCACGAACTGACCTTTCTTTATTTCCGCAGAAAATGCTACAAAGGTTTTTGTTGTTGTAACATACAAATTTACTAACGGAAATAAATACTTACCGCATTCAGTTGATGCTGGATGATATGGAATAATCATCCTGTCGTAGTAAGGGTGAAAGGATGCCGATGGTTTTCCACTGCGTGAAATTGATATTGAAAGCACGTTATCGCCAGCGGAGCGTGGATATAACTGTCTTCCAAAATTAAACCACTTTCCCTCTTTATGTTTGATTGAAAATCCAGCGTGACGAAGGTCGCTTTTATCTATATCTAAGGTCTCAAAGTCAACCGCATTATTAAACATACCACTCTTTATCAAATACTTTTTGATTTCTACTAAGAAATCATCCATGCTGTTAATAGCACCTTCATGTTTTATAAATGCCATGATTCACTCCATTAGTAGCGCAAACCAGCTACGAGTTGTATTTCGCATCGAAGGGAAACACAAATAGCGTTTATTATCAATAAGTAACTCCTTCTCTGGAGTGTTATTTACTCCGCTGACAAAATAGGCACCCTGTAACCAACCAAGAGTTGTACCAATCGCTCTGTTAGTATCACCATCAATCTCAGCAAATAACTCTATGGGAAGGAGAACATAATCTCCATTCACAGCAACACCATACGGAGGCGCATCATTATCTCCTGTTGGTGTTACCTCAGCGAGAGTATTAGTGGTATTACCTGTAACGTAACGGTATGGAAGTAACGCACCTGTTGCGAGTCGGTATTTTGTGTTGAATCGGCTAAAAAGTGCGCCATTGTGAAATACTACGACTTTGCCATCAGGTGCGTTACATAGACAAGAAGTAGATTCGGTATAGTAGACTGCGCCTTTAGGCCAATGTGTAATAACTGGGTCATGAAACCCCCCATAAGGGTGGATTGCGAGATTCTTTTTATATTCACTCGGTAACTGCTCATCATTAAGCGGGATTAGGGCGCGATGGTCATTGCAACTACCACCTATATACATTGGGGATGGGTTTTCTAAATCCGTTCCAAATTGCAGCATAAAACCGCAATACATAGACATATAATAACCACCGACCTTAGCCACAATTATAAACCGTCGCCCGTTTGCCACGAACCAATACGGGATTGCTTCATTTGCTAACGGGATAGATACTAGAAATGGCTCACTACGATAACTACCCCACCCCACATAGAAATGCTCAGTAAAGTCTATGTTCTTGTTACTCGCCACCGCATGAATTGCGCATAAGGAAGTTATTGAATATTGTGTATTTATGTATAAGGCCATCGGAACAACAATAGTATCCTCACCATCAAGACCGTGACCAACAAAGCGACGACGCGCCGTCCATCCTAAAGAGCCATCAGCAGCCTCTTTAGGATAAGTGGGCAAATGGACAAGCTCATCACCACCGTCGCTGTCCTTAATGACCTCCCATGCTTGGTTGGCTTGAACCAATTCGGGATTTGTTGTCAGAAACTTTTCGAGCTTCGACACCAAATCCCTTGCATTGGAGGCTGTTCCTATTTCAACAGCCATTACTTTTCCTTTCTACTAAGCCCCACCAATTCGTTTAACCGCACGTTGCTCTCGACCCATTGCCTTGATAAGAACTTTCCTACCGCTGCTTGATGCCAGAGCAAGGTTCATGGCCTCTACTGGGTCGAAGGTGTTAATAACAGTCAACTGCTGCTGGTTCGATGATGAAGAATTTGCGTTATCTCTATGACGAGGGTCATTTTTAGTGATTACCTCCTCACCTTTCTGTAAAACAGCAGGAACTTCGTTTGGTGCAAGTCCTGCGATACCACCACTATGATAACGTACAGCACCGTTGAAAACAAGCGGATTCACCCGTTTGCCACCAGCCTTACCGCGACCAACAACACCGCCTGTATGGAACAGGGCTGCGTATTGAGCGAAGCTCGATGTGTCTGGCATCTGCACATCAGCACCACCGCCGAAATACGACTGAAGGGCTTTCTGAATTGCAAGACTGATAAGTTGCTGGATAATCACTTTCGCCATGTGACGTAAAGCCTCTGCTGCCCATTGAGCCACCGCCTGACCCAAGTTTGCAAACGCTTCGCGACTGCTCATAGCCCCAGTTGCAATACCAGCAAGGCCACTGGCAATACCTTCAAACGCAGTCATTGCTCCGTCATTAAGCACGCCATACGCAGCATTCATCAACTCGACTTCACCCTTACTATGGGTCGTTTCGGTACGAACATCCTTCATCTTTGTCACAAGATTTGTGAGGTTCGCATACGCTGCCGAATCACCAAAAGAAGACATGATTTTTTGAGCGTCTGCAACCAACTCTTTCATCTGCGGAGCGATGTTGTTCAAGTATGCTTGAACATTCTCTTCCATCTTAGTGATGGATTGCTGACCGCTTACGACGAGTTGTTCCTGCAATTCTTCGAACTGACGTTTGCGTTGCAAGAAGTCATCAAGGCGTTTTGCCATTGAGTCAACGGCAAAGTTCGCGGCCTGACGGCGTGGATTAGATTGATAATCCGATTGCTCCGCACCAAGTCGCTCACGCTGATTCAGAATCGCAGTTTGTTGTTCTGGTGACAGTTTGGCGAACGCTTCGCTATTGATTATCTCGTCGAGCTTTTTAATGGCATCCGTCATGCGTTCAACATATTTCAGAGTGCTTTCAGACATCTTAGCCTGAGCCTCTTCAATAGTAATCACACCACGCGATACCGCACTGCCGAGATATTCTGCGCTGTTGGCGCGTTCTTTCTCAATATCGTTGCGTTTCTTCTCAAGTGAATCGAGGAAGGCATCGACTTGTTCCCCGAGAGCTTTCTGCGCTTGCAATTCAGCGTACTTAGCCAGTTGCGGTTCAAGCTGTTTAGACCAAGCGAGAGCTTCTTTACGGCTAACGTTCGTGCTTTGGGCATATTCCAGAGTAAGAACCTCAAGCATCTGCTTAACCTGTTTGTCATTGTCAGGTTGAATGATGTTCTTGAAGCCGTCGATAATCTCGTTCAGCGTAGAACCAGACAAGTCAACAGACATGGTTGATGGGTCGCGGTTAATCAAACCCTCAACGCCGTTCACACCCATTGCCTTATACATCTCGCGGATTGCTTCACGAGCTTCTTCAGTCACTTTCTCAACTAAAGATTCGGCTTTGTCGAATGCTGAATCGTCATCTTTCTGCTGTTTGGTTAAGGCTTTGTCTTTTTTCCAGCGTTCCTCTTGGGCTTTGTAGAAATCAAGCACTTTACTGTCAGCCGCAGTGTTGTGACTGACTGAACCAGTAGAGCCTGTAATCGTTACGGAGTTACCACCGCTCAAACGCACAATCGTTGGCTTGTAGTTCGGATTACGAGCCATTTCTGCCAAGTAAGCACGCGAAGACGCGCCTGTTTTGGCATCAATACCATATCGGCCTTGTTTGGTATCAGACACCCACTCTTTACCGTTGTGGATAGCAGTATGACCGTATGGATGACCCTTGATAGCACCCCAGCTAACCACGTCGCCTTTTTGTGGAACATAATTCGCTGAATAAGGTACTTGTTGCCAACCTTTACCGTATTTCAGCAAGTTCTTAGCGGTCAGATTACCATTGCCTTTGATATACGGAGCAGCTTGAGAATCGACAGCAGCCAGCGCACGTTTGACGTAAGTCGCGCATTGACCTGTAAAGTCAGCAGCAGCTTTCTTGGTTGCCAAGTCAGCAGCGGCAGCAGCGCGTTTATCAACAGCGTAGGAAGACGTGCCGTTCGAACCACCTGAAGAGTAATTCTCATACGGGTCGTTTGCCGCGTATTTCGATTTAACCTTCTGACGCTCACCCAAGTACCAATCGCCGAGATTGTTGTAACCCTTCATCGGGTCATCTTTCAAACGGCCTTCGCGGTAATCGATGAGTTTTTGAATCATCTTCTCGTAAGACAATTCTTTCTCAAGGCGTTTCAGCGCGGCTTCTTCTGCGCGTTGGCGAGCCTGTTCAGCCTTCTCGCGAGCCTTGTTGACCTTCTCGTCGAGAGCCTTCGCTTCTTCAGCCTTTTTAGCAGCATCATTAGCGGCTCGGTTTGCCGCTTCAAGCGCAGTTTTTTGAGTGATGTCGTTGTCAGTGTCGGCGATGTTTTTACGCATCTCCTCCAAGCGTTTATTGAGTTTGGCTTCAACACCATTCTCATTAACCTCCAGCGACACGTCCAAGTTGATTTGGTCGGCATCTGGGAGACTTGCTTCAATACCCTTGAATTTCTTAACAACGTAATCGGCGAGGCCACCCAGATAAAGGAATGTTGACTTAAAAGTAGCGGTCAATGCGTCAATCAGTCGAGCAACAAAGCGAATTGCGCTAGTCCAACCGCTTTCAAACTCTTTAGCACTCTTGTTGGATTCTTTGGTTGTATCTACGAAGAATGAGCCAATCAACTCAACCGCATCGGCAACGAAATCAGCAATACCTTTAACCAATACGCCGATGGCTTCGGAAATAACGCCGAACGCTTCTGAAATCAACCATAGCACGTCAGACAGCATCTGCATACCAGATACAGCGTCTTCAGATTCACCGCTCAATCGGTTAATACCGCGCACGATGCCTTCGAAGATTGCGCTGACGACCTCGAATATGATAAATGACTTATACAGTCCGACGGCAATCTTAGCAGCAGAAGTCAGTACACCAATCAGGCGTGAGATTGGGGCAACGAGCAATCCCAATCGACCACCAGCAGCAGCAGCACCGCCCAAGCCAGTACCAACAGAAGGTGCCACTTTGGCAATCAAACCCATCTTAACGGCGAAGTTTGTAATAGCCGTACCAGCAGCTTTCAAACCCAGTCCGAACGTGCGCATTGTTGCGGCGAGTGCTACAAACATTTGAGCCGCGCCGATTGTCAGCAACGCACCGAAGGCGATAACCAATTCGTTGGCGTGTTTAACCGCCCAACGCAGCGCATCAATAGCTACATTCAACGCCTTTGCGATTGCTTCAGCCCACTGCTTCGCTTCGTCAGAGCGGAAGAAGTCACGCACTTCACGCAGAAGAGTAGTGAAGTTCTCCATGACACCTGCATCGGCGATGATGCGCATCCAGTCTTTAAACGCATTGTTCAGGCGTGACTGTTCGGCCACGAGAGATTTCTGAGTCTTCTCAATGTTTGAGCCGTAGGTTTCTTCAATCAGCGCGGCCACTTTAGGCAATACGTCGGCGGCAAGAACTTTACCGTCTTTCATCATTGTCATGAGTTCGGCGTTTGTCACACCCAATGCTTTAGCAAACAGGTTGGTTGCAGCAGGCAAGCGGTCGGCTAACTGACCTTTCAGCTCCTCAGCCTGAACAGTCGTTTTAGACAGCATTTGCTCAAGGGCTTTGTAAATACCAGATTGAGTTTCGGAATCCGCGCCCATCAACTGACCGAAGCCAGAGAACTGTTCGAAGATGTATTTCACGGTATTGGAGTCAAGTTTGGCCTCTTTACCAGCCACAAACAGTTTAGCCGAATCCTGAATAATCGTACCCAGTTCCAAACCCATGCGTTCTGCGGTATCGCGGAAATACTTCTCCAATTCACCTGCGGTTGTATCCCAGTTGTCGGCCAACACTTCGGCACGAATCTTCAGCGTAACGCCTTCCTGACCGTCTTTGACTACTTTATCGAGAGCCAGATACAAGCCGCCCAGTGCAGCACTCAGAGCCAAGACTTTGCCGCGTGCCTGTTGCAAGAATACGAGAATGCCTTGCTTGCCTTTCAACCAGCGGTCAAACGCTTCCGCTGTCGAGTCTGTTGATTTAGACAGTTCTTTAATCTTAACGTCGAGGGTTTTTGACGCAGCGGCGGTACGGGCTGCATTTGCGGCCAGACGTTGTTCTGCTTTGGCGAGTTTATCGACGTTAACGCCAGCCTCACCAAGAATGCGTGCAGTTTGTTCAACCGCAACTTTTTGACGCGCGAAGGCCGCACCAGATTGGTTTAATTGGGCTACCAACTGGCGTAGTCTTGCGATTTCTTGAGACGTTGCATTACCACTGCCCACACGCGCGTTGAGTTTGGCGTGTTCGTTACGGGTTGATTCATACGCAGCACGGAGTTTTGCCAACTCAGCAGATTGTTTGCGATATAAATCAATATTGCCAGCCACGACTTTGAGTTTTTCCTGAGCCGCGCGGAGTTTATCCATTGCATCGCTCAGAGCTTTAACGTCTGTCGTAGATTTGCGCATTGCGGTGCTTGCGTTGCGTACAGACGTAGTGATGTCAGCCATCGCGTTTTTATGGCTGCGTGATGGATTCAGTGCATCGCTGACTGTCTTTGAAACGGAATCCTGTTGCGCTGCTTTGGCTTCAGCAATTTGCTGCGCGATAGATACGCGTTGAGCGTTTATCTGATTGCGTTGACTTTGAATATTGCGTCGACGTGCTGCTTCGGCGGCTGCTTGTTGTTGCGCCAACTTCAGAGATTCTTGTTGCAAACGAATCTGCTCTTGCAACTCTTTGCGTCGGTCGCCTGCGCGTGAAGTGATTTCATTTTGGCGTTGCAGAGCGGCCTGCGCGTTGCGCATGTCGATGATTGTTTGCAGCGTGCGCTCGTAGGTCTTAGTCAGAGCCTCTTGGCTGCGTTGGATGTTGTTGGTTGCCAAGCCATGCGCTTCAGCCTCAAGGCGTTGACGCTCATAAGCATCGGCCTGTTTCTTAGCGGCTTCAGCAGCCTTGAGTTGATTAGCTTCCAATCGCGCTAATTTATCGGCCTGCGCTTTGGTTGGCACGCCGAGTGCGCTGATTTTGTTGGCGAAGTCATCATACGCGTCGCTTGCATCTTTAGCGCGTTCAGCACTTGATGCCACGTTATCGGCGAGTTTAGACAACTTACCAAGCATTGTTTGTAACTCGGTAAGTTTAGTCGCAGCAGAAGCCAATCCTTTCAGACTGGCTTCATAGGCTTTAAAGTCGGCCTTACCCTTTGCAGCCGACTTTGCCTGTTCGTTCAGGTCGTCTTTCAGACCCTTAATGTTCTTGCGCACGTCGTTGATGGTTTTACCACTGTAATCCTGTGCGCGGATTTCTAATTCAACTGAGCGATTTTCAGCCATAATGACCAGTTCCTATATGATTGAGCATATCTCGTAATGCTGCGTTCAACTCTTTTAACGCATCCTGCTTAATATCAGTATTGCTTGCGTCAAAAATCATTTTTGTCAGAGTTCCGTATAAAACAAAATCCTGACGACGGCGTTCGCGTATTAACTCCGCCTCATTGCGTAACATTATAAGCGAATAAAGGCGAGCCTGCGAGTGTCCGTTTGCTAAACAGATACTCACATCTCGCCTTAGACTTAGCATGAAGGATTCGAACGGATGATAAGGGTCTACTTCTCCGAAGTCGCCTTCTCCGCCAGCATTTTCTGAATAGTTGGTTTGTCCAGTGCTGCCAGCAGTCTTTTTTTTAAATTGTCGGATTCATTCATCGTCAAATCGATGATGGCGATGACAATATCCATCTGCTTACCAATACCCATGCGAGTATCCCAGATTTGCGCAGCAGTGAGTTCTTCATCGCCGACGGGGTGTTTTTCACCCTTGTCATTAATGGCCGACAGAAACGCAGCACGAGCCAAATCAGGAGCATATTTGATAATGCTGTTGGCAACATCCATCAGGTCGTCAGAGCCTTTGGATTTAGCCATCACTTCGTCAAACGCCTCCATCAAGCGCACGCCGTTAGACTGCCATTGGGCAGACAAATCAGCAAAATTCAAACCACGGACGGTTACGCCGTGAACTTCCTTTGTCGGGGAAATCAATCCCGTAAGATTCATTTTCATTGTAATTTACCTCATAAAAAAAACATGGCAAAGCGGACTATACCACTTCGCCATGTTTCATGCAACATTAATGCTTATACCAAGGTTGTTGGTTGACCGTTGATGTACAGCATAGAGCCTGCGCCTTCGGATTCCAGAGCGGTAATGTTGAAAGCCATGCTAGACCATTCTTCACCGCCTTTCAATGCGAAATCGCCGTTAGGTGACAAACGCACTTTCGGCATCCAATATTGACGGTTTTCACCTTTCGCGTTACAGCCGCGGAACAGGAATTCACCAACGATAGATTGACCTTTGGAAATGATGACATCACGAGCCGCTTTTTTCAGGTCGTAAGTCACAACAACCCAAGAGCCTTCGGCCTTAATTTTGTCGGTGCTGGCGGTATCGCCAATCATCAAGAAGCCAGTTTCAGGAGTGTATTCGTAGTCCACACCTTCCACCAGAGTTGCTGCTACTGGAGTACCAGCTTTGGCTTTGGCTTCATCAGCAAACACTTCGATTTTGGTGATGGTAGCGGCAAACACGCCGTTCGGGTTTTCTTTGCTTGTACCCAAGCGGTAGCCCAGAGAAGGGTAAACCTTCAGTGTGTCTTTTTTGCCAGTAGCGGCAACTTGGGTTTGAGCGTTAACTTCACCAGCGAAGAACATTGCCAAGTTTTCGGTGTTGATGTTGTCCAGTGTGAAGCTACCAGTCAACTTGGAAGAGATGATGATTTCTTCGTCGGTTGTGTTGAAGCCGCACTCGGAAGATTTGTGTTCCAGAGTTTCGTTCTCTTGAGTTAAGTTCAATTCTTTGGACGAACCCAAGTAACGGAAGCCCTTAGCGTCAGCTTGGCGTTCAACGCCGTTGACGATTGGGAATTGGTTAAATTCAATTCGACCGTTTGCCAGCACTAAGGCTTTGGTCGCGCCGCGTGTAATAGCCATTTTGCTATACTCCTATTGGTTGATTAATCAAGTTCAGCATACGGATTTCCATTATCATACGCAACGCTGAATGAAAAGTAGATATAAAAATACGATTTCGATTGTACCTCATCAGGAGGGTTATGGCAAACAGGAGAATCGTATTTAAAATTACTCACTAAGCCGCCGAGATTATACCACTCTTTGTATTTAGCACCACCGAAACGACCGCCGTCAATAGCGTGAATTTTATTGAATGCCTGCTCGATTTTAGCGATTTGCTCATAGGCCACGTCGATAGGGTGTTCAACGTTCTCAACATCTACATAACCTGACAGCAGGAAGTCCACGCGGTCATTGCGTACAGTTCGGCCTTCGTCTGCACCAGTGTTGCTGTTACCAGCGCGAATTGTCTCGTTGATAACAATACATGGGAGAGTTACATCTGCGCCGATTACCTGACGACCACGATAGACGCGTACACCAGTTTCCTGCTCAAGCAAGGCGCATAATTTTTTGAGTGCCGTTAAACGGATATGCTCTTTCATAATTTTTCCAATCTGTTGAATTGTCGCAAGAACTCGACTTCGAGATATTTTGCGATTCGGGCTTGATTGCGTTTTGCGGTATCCCACATCACTTGGTCTACGGATGGCGCGTACAACAGCCATGCACGCATAGATTTGATGTATCGACCACCGCCGTGAGTAATGCCGCTAGGAGGTGTTGAACCACCCCCTTTTGTTCTCGTAAGAATACCGATATTACCAGATTTTCTGAACTGGCGAACAAATGCGTGTTTCATCACCTTCGTGGATGTCGGCTTAACCTTTACTTTAACACCACTTGTCGTTTTTGACGGCATGGTGTTCGGATTAGGGCGAAACCTGTTAAGCATCGTTGGTTGGTCGCGGGCGTAGATTGCCGCAACGAGCGAGCCTTTTGTTGCATATTTCGCAACACCTGTCTTATCAGGGTCATTCAGATATGACGCTTTCCAGTTGATTTGCTTACGCATATCTTGTCGAACGCGCGATAACGCCTCACGCTTGGCCGTCTGATTGATAGCCAAGCGTGCTGCTTCTGCGGTTCTTTCTGGAAAGGTCTTGAACATCTTTTCCAGCGATACCAGATTCTCCAAGTCAATCGTAATCATGATTTACCCGATGCTGTAAGTGCGTGGCCTGCCACTTCTCGATGTAGATTCCATCGTCATCCAATCGGGTGTTCAGCACATACTCCTTGCTGTCATAGACGATTTTATCGCCGACGCTGAATCCAAGCGCACGGGCTTCACGAATCGTACACAGCACGAGAACACCGCCGTCAGATAATTCCGCGAAACCTTGATAGTCAATATCGCCAGTTAGATTTATCTTGGTATGCACGCGCACGCGGCAATCAGACACGCGTCCACTCGCTGCCGAAATATGCTTGGACGGAACACCCATCTCATGATGCAAATCGGCGCGTGCTTTACGTTTTATATCAAGGAAGCTCATTGCTTACTCCACGACGTAGGCTTGATACCAAATGCCTTTAACATCAGGCGCATAGTTCGTAGCAAATTTAAACCCTGTTGTTGTAACACCTGCTATATATGCAAAACGCGAAGCCGAGTCATTTTTAAGGTCAATGGTAACAAGTACAAAAGGTACTTTGGAAAACGTTTTGGTGAAATTAACAGGCACGAACTCGTTGTTTTCAAAAGTGCCAAGAGTCGCTCTAGGAACATACTTCGCCTCAAATTCCTTGAAGGTTGTACCACCTGTACCACCAGTGCGTTGCGCTGCTTCAAGAGCAGCAATGCGTCGTTTGATTTCTGCGTCGTCGTATGGTGCTGCTGGAGTGCCAACCAGCTTAACGACCTGCTCTTTGAAATTCATCTCGACAGTTTGGTCGTGCGTTGTGTTACCAGCTTCGCCGATTTTGAAAATCAGCTTGCTACCATCCGCGCTCGGAGTGACTGATTTCAAATGCAAGTCGGGTGTTATTCTCGGAATAATCGGACTCAAATCAACAGTCTTCGTCACACCGCCAACTGTTGCACTAAGCGAGTTGCCGCTCAGTTTGAAATCCTTCAACGAAATCTGCGTGGCCGCAGCGTTTGTACCACCGCTGTCGCTTTCCCAATGTTTTCGAACATCGTCATAAATATCAATGTAGCTCATGGCTTTATTCCATAAAAAAAAATAGGTCTCGCGTTAATTCTAACACGAAACCTATTTGCTAAGAAGCGTTACAGTTCAGACTCGTCGCCTTCAGGTTTTTCGCCTTCAGGTTCTTTGTCGCCTTCAGGTTGAGCAGCTTTCTTACCACGACCTTTAGGTTTTTCACCTTCAGGCTCTTTGTCGCCTTCAACAACTGCTTCGATTTCTTCAATCAACTCAGGTGCTGGCAAACCGAACTCCTCACAGACTTCAACCTGACCGTCAAAGTCTTCTTGAGGCAACTGAACAACGCTACCACCGAAGTGCAGAACGCCGTCACTGCCGACAAAAGACACGTTGGTTTTGAATTTAACCATTTTGATAGTTTCAGACATTTCTGGCATCCTTATTTAGTTACATCTGCGATGCGGAACACGCTGTTTGGAGTCAGCGTAATCGGCAACGGAGCAGATTGGGTCAACAGGTAGGTAGTTGACGGTTCGTCAACGCGGAATTCTTTGTGGTGCATTTCAGTTGCAACCCAGCCAGCATCTGCGTCTTTGATTGCACCAAAGGCCATCACACCCGCAAATTCACGGCTATCGAAACCGATAACTTCGCCGTCAGCGACATAGCGTTTTGGCAAGCCGTCTGCGCCGAGATAGCTGCGGTTGTCAACGTACACTTCGATGGTTGTGCCGTTCAATGCTGTGAAGCGAGCCACCATAGCAACACCGCGTACATCGCCAACGTGCAACAGATTCATGGTCAGGTCAGAGCCACGAATGTTGCGGTCGAGTAAGTGAGAGCGTTCTTTGGCGGAGAAGTAGGCGTAGAAGGCAGCCCATGCACCACGACCCATAATCAAGGTGTCGACTTCGGAAGTGTGTGATTTTTCATACACCAAGTCAGACATCTTAGCCAAGATGGTCAATGGGTTTACGTTTGGAGCAGTCCATTTGTCAGCACCCAATGTACTCATTGTCAAAGCAGGGTCACGGAAGTAGCTTACGGTTGTGGTTGGGTAGTCGTCACCACTAATGGCTAATTCACCACGAGAGAAGGCGTTGAAAGCCATCAATTCGTACAGGTTAGCCATTTTGATGCGGTGCATCTGCATTTGTTTGGCGCGAATTGCCATTGCGCGTTGAGCAGGGGTCATGCTACCGAACAGTTGTTCACCAGCCACGCGATGTTGCAGACGTTCATCCCATGCGTCGATGGAGTCTTTTTCCTTAGCGTACGCAGGACGGAAAGATTTCACATCGAAGTTTTTGTTTTGGTTGACCTTACTTACCACGTTAGGGGCAACGAATTTGGCGATGCCACGATAGTCTTCGAACACGTCGTCAAAGATAATCACGTCGGATTTGGCCAAGAAGGTGTTACCGAACAGTGCGCGGTAGAAGGATTTCGGAGCTTCCAGCTTGCGAATCAAGCCGCCTTGAATCAGGGTCTCCGTCAGGGTTGTAGCGTTTGGCATAATTAACCTTTCTTAAGTACGTTGTACTGGGTTTGTTTCACAATCGTCGAAGAAGATTACTGGTGAAGCAATGTTTTTCAACACAGTCAGCATTTCCTGTTTAGTTGGATTTGTCTTCTGAAACAAACCATTCGGGTATTTAATTGCGTTGATATTAAATGTGCCATGCACATATGTGGAAACAGGCTCATTTGCTTTTGCAGGATACGCAATGACACCGAGACGATTGCCACCAGACAATGGCTGAAACAAGTCAGCAGAGGATTGCCTGACTTTGCCAGCAGGAGTTACTATAACAAGCATGTATTGCTCAATGTTATGTTCTGCAACAAGCACTTCAGTAACTGGCAACGGAGTCTGTTTGGCGAACAACGGAATATGCTCACCACCAACCGCTGTAATTTTTTCACTTTTCGCAAACATTTTAAATCCTTTTATTGGTCGTTTTTCAGGAAGCTGGCGACAACATCAATGTCAGCAGCTAGTTTGGTTGCTTCAGACACATCACCTGCATCAGCACCAACGTTAGGCTGCTTGGTTTGAGCCATTGCGTTGGCCAACAGGTTAACTGCTGCGGCTGGTTGTTGAGCGGTTGGTTGCTGGGCAACAGGTTGCTCTTTAACATCTTGCGCTGCGGCATTCAGGGTCTGAATAGCATCTTCAACACTCATGCTGGTGTTGAACGCCAGATGATGTGCCAATTTGCTGTTCTTGGTGGCTGCTTCGGCGGTGATAATGCTCTGAATGCGGCTGCGTTCAGCATTTACATCGGCTTGGGCAACAGGGGCTTGAGGCGTTTGAGCCTGCTGTTCAGTTTTGGTTTCGTTTACCGCCTGAACTGTATTTTCATTAGACATACGTCCCTCCGTGATTAACTTAACAGCCCCTTCGACGCTAATTACGTCGTCGATGAGACCAATCGATTTTGCATCTTGCGCAGTATAACACGCCGCCTGCGTCTTTACTACATCTTCGACGGCAAGCGAACGGTTCGCACCCACTAATGATACGAAGCTATTATAAGTTGCGTCAATTCTTTTTTGCATATCTGCTTTTACAGAATCAGTCAATTCTTCGTATGGGTTGCCGTCAACTTTGTGTTCGCCAGCTTTGATGAATGTTACGGAAATACCTTCCTTTTCCAGTGCCTTCTCGTAACTTGCGTGCATGGCGACAACGCCAATAGAACCGATTCCGCTACTCGGCGTAGCCTTAATCGACGTACACGCTGAAGCAATCGCGTATGCCGCAGAATAACAATTACTGTCAACGATGGCATGAATTTCTTTTTGCGAACGTGCCGCTTTGATGTAATCAACTGTTTCAAAACAGCCAGCAACCTCGCCGCCACCAGAGTTAATATCCAAGATAATGTTATCGACAGACTCATCGGCCAACGCAGTTGCGATTGCATTTTTGATATAGTTGTAGCCAGTGATAAAACCAAAAGTCGCGTTAAATCGATTTATCAATGCGCCGAATACAGGAATTACTGCTGTTGTACCAATCCTGCCATACATTGTAACGCCGCCCACCGCAGAAGCACCGATGCTTCGAGCCATGGTTTGTTTAACCATGTCGACGCGACCTTCTTCTGTTTGCAACACTGGGTTAGTCATGTTGACGTTCAAATCGGTCAGAAATTTACCAGCAGCCTCCTGCTGCACAGCAAGATATAACGTTTGCTGTGAGGCAAGAGACGCAACAATAGGATGTACTGAATTACTCATTTTCGCCATCTTTCGAATTTTCGTTATCGGGATTATCTCCTTTTTTATCTTCGGAATCAACAGACTCCCCAGATTTTGAAGATTTTTTGTTTACAACAGCTTTTTCCGCACCATCGTCAATGACAATGCCCAAGCGTTCAATCTCCTCCTGCTCGCGCTTACGTTGCGCCAACAATTCACGCCAGTCGTAGCCCATACGAGCCGCTTCAATTTCGAGCGTTGACAGACCAAACTTGGTTTTGAGAATTGCCGCCTGTGTTTCCTTCATCTCATCGATTTGGCCGCGAGCCGCACCAATCCATGAGCATTGCGCCAGAGCGTCGAAGATTTCTGGATTCTCATAAATCCATGCCGCTGTCTTACCCTTCGGCAAAGGAACAGAACCGTTATTGATTTGCTCTTCCAACCATAAGCGGTAGACTTCAGTTGCAAATTTATCCGCGACAGCCTTTTTGCGTGACTGCATGAATTTGAATGTTTCATTCATACTCGCGCGTGCGCTGGAATAGTTTGTTTTGGTGTAGTCGCGTGAGAACTGCTCGTAGCTGACACCAAGACCAGCGGCGATATGTCTCAGTAAGGATTGCTCATACTCAGAACCAGTACCGCTTGGCTGACCGAGTTGTTGCAGATTCAGTTTAGTATTCGGGTGCAGGACTGGGATTCGTGCGCCATCCAACTGAATATCGCGCGTTGCGGTGTGTTGCAGGATAGAGCCAAGCATTGACTTGGCGGCAATATCAAAGCTCACACCGTTTGGATTACCGCCCATAATTTCAGTAATCATTTGCGGTGGCAAATCACTTTCAATGCTTGCAGCATACGTTGCCTGCAAGACGGCCTGTTGCAACTCAACGTCTTGGAAACGACGGGTCATACGCATTTGCTTCAATACACTCACCATCTCGCTTACACCGCGCACTTGTTCAGGCATTAATTGGTCAATGATGTGAATAATTTGCTTACGACCCCACTTGGTTTCAGCAGGGATTTTCTTCCACTTAAACAATTTCTCGGTTTGAGTGTAATCGTATGGATGTGCTTCCATGATGTGATAAGCAACAGGTCGACCATATTTATCACGCTCAATACCTGCTTTGAGTGTTGCGTCATCCATCTGACCGTTTGGATTACTCAAACGTTTCGGGCTAATCATCTGAATAGCCGTAGCGTATGGACGTTTTTGGTCGGTAATCCATTCAGCAGCGGCAAGAACCTCGCCGTGTATCAAGAACACACCAACTGCTTGGCGAACCATTGCGGTAAAGTCTTTAATGCCAGCGGCATCAAGCCAGTGTTTAGCACTTGATGCCGTGTTGTTGAATTTTGATTCGACAATGCGCTGGAAGTTGTATAGCCACTCATTATCATCAACATCCAAAACATCAACGTTAGGTTGCGAGTTTAACTTAAACTGAGAACCGACAATGTTGTCTTTATGAATGGCCACAACACCACTGGCGTAACCATCATTGAGAACTACGTCGCGAGCGCGGTCGTCGATGATGTCTTTTTCAAAACGCAACATCGCATCCATTGGTAACGGAGATGCTTCCCACGTTGCCATTTCACGACTGGTTCGGTTCGCGCCATCAAGACCACCCGTACCGCCGTGTGATTTGTATCCGTCAATACCTGACATAATATCTCCTAGAAGTATACTCGCAACGGACGATAACCTTGACCATGCAGTCCGCCGTCAAGCATACCGCAGGCGCGTAGCTCCATCTCCATTCGACGAATTAAATCCGCCAATACAGATAAATTCGCCTTTTGATACTCGATGCGCTCACCATTCTGGTCAATCACCACCGTTACGTTTTGGCCAGACGCAATGCGGAAATACGCGTCTTTCGCGTCTTTTAATTGCTCTGGTGTGTATGATGTGCAATTACAACTCATACTACGCTCCCTGTAATCTGTTAATTTCATCCCAACTCAACTCGGAATGAGATTGTTGGGCATCGTGAATGACAACATTATCTCCTGTTTCGTCCGTCGCATCAACTGGAGCATAAACCAACGGGTTTTTATTCCATTCGTCAAACAGCGGCGGCGCATTAGCCCAATCAATACGGTCAATCATCAACAGTTTGGAGATTGATACACCAATACAGTAATACAGCAAGTCCCATGCTTCGTTGTTTTGATGTGGAATCTTTTCCCATTTCGTAGGGCTTCGTATCTCGGCGCATAACTCCTGATAGAACTCAATAGACAACCAGTCTGGGAAGGTAATCAGACCATGACCCACTTCGGTTGAATCAAGTCTGTTTGACAAGGTGTCTTTCAACATATTTGAGTTAAGCATCAAGACTGGTACGTCACCACGCGCAGCACTCAAAGCATCCTTCTTAGTCGCATCTGGATATGTGATAAATGCTCGTGGTGAGTTCGGTGTAACGACACCTTTCACCAAGTGGAATCGAGCGGCTTTGCGCTTATTCTTCAGGCTACGGTAGAAATCGTAAGCCATAGACGTAACGCTTTCACCCTTCTCACGCGCATAACCACCACTGTCACAAACAGTCATCGTAATACCCATGCGTCGACCACTACCGTCGGCCAGAGGATACAGCCTATCCATTACTTCAGTTTCAATTAAAGACCAGTCCTCGAAGAATGTCGCTGGACGAACGAAGTAATTATCGCCATCGGCATCAACACGCGCGGATTTACGAATATCAAACCTGTCAATCACTGTAATGTCGAACGGCGCACCAGCAGAAATGCCATGCACTTGAACAACGAATCTGTTCTTCTGCACGTCGACACACGCAATCAAATTTCGAACGCCGATAGGAACAACGCGTTCTCCGATGTCAATCGCGCGGTCTTTCAGGTGTTCAGGTAATCGTTGTGAAACTTGTGATTTCGGAATGTACGGTTCAGCCAAGTCGGTGTTGTAAAACTTCTGCAACGCCTCTTCCGAGCCAGTGGTTTTAAACTCTTCCTCAGCAGCCAGATACATTGTAACCAGTTGACCCCAGTTTACGAATGCTGCGGCTACGCCGCGCAGCCAGAAGGACGCAATACGGGTTTTACGTGGGCTGCCTACCAATTCACCCTGTCGGTTGAAATACATTCCGTCTTGAACCCATACGCCTGTTTGCTGCATGGCGTGCCGTTGTGACTGTTCAATTCGGCCAAAACATTTAGGGCATTGCAGATAGGTTGAAGCCGCAATGTCAATCATGTTCGTGGCTTTCTCATCCCATTTGAGCATCGAGAACGTACCCTCGAAACGCTCAGAACAGTGTGGGCAAGCCCAATACCATCTGCGTCTGTCACCTCGATTATAGAGCGCGAAAATACCCTTAGTCGGAGGGGCTTCGTGTGAGCCAGCTACTTCAACCCAGTTAGGGTCTTCGATTGGTCGGCTAGGGCTGCTCTCGGCCAAGCACATACGATACGAACCGAACGTCGTTGTACGTTTTGCGGCCAAGTCGTAAGGTGAACCGTCGCCGCCGATGTCGTCATCCATGCGGTCATAGTCGGTCAGCATGACACGCGGAATCGGACGACCTGCCAGTTCGGATACGCTCGGATGAGCCAGCGACAGGAATACGCCGTTTTGGAAATGTTTGTCGCTGATATTGTCAGCGTCACGGTCTCCGTTGAGCAACTCACCGCATTCCTTAGTGTCACGCAGCAGTTTATCGACACGACGTTTGGAGAAGTCACGACTCATCGCGGATGTCGGGTTGATAATCAGCATGTCCATTGGGTCTCCGTGTATGGAGTACCCAGTCCAGTTGACAATCAGGGCATCGGTCTTACCGCACTGCGCAGGAGCGGCCATGATAACCCCGTCATGAATAGGACTGCTCAACATATCCATCGGCTCAATCATGTACGGAGTTGTTGAGTTCTTCCAATAACCAACATACGAACCACGATTATTGACGTAACGGTATTTCTCAGCCCACTGGGATACAGTGAGGCGTTCTGGAGGTTGCAATATTGAGGCCAATTCAACAAACATATCGGACAGACTTCCGTACTGCCCGATATGTTTAAAGGTCTTCGAGTTCTTGCTCGTCAACGTCATTTACTTGTTCTCCTGTTAAATCTTCATAACGGGCAGCACGCTCTTTCTGCGCACGTTCGCCGAACTTATCAACCACTGATTTAGCAACGCCTTCCATCACCTCGTCGAGTAACTCCACGATAAGGGTTCGTTGCTCAGGAGTGAGTGATGTCAGACGGTCTATGGTGTCGGGAATAAGTTTGACACCCATTGCAAAGGTCTTATTAAGCTCAGATACAGCGTCAATCACTTCGGAGGTATGCCAATATTCACCAGCCTCGATAAGATAGCTCAGACGCGCCTTTTTCGCCGCCCAGAAGTCCTTTTTAAGCGCAATGGGGAAATGCCCCTTATGAAACACTTCCTCCCATTCCTCGTCCGTCCAGACAGGCGGAACGCATACGCTCGCAATATCTCGAATAGCATAAATATCAGCACCGTTGCGCGTACCAGATGGCTGAATCTTCGCCTTTCGTACAAGGTTGCCGAGTTCTGTGTTATGGACGTGAAAAATCAGGGCGGCCTGTTTAATAGTCACGCCCTTACTCAAAATATCGTCTATTGTCAGCGTGGCATTTGTTCCATTACCCAGCAATAATGCTGTCGATGCCTTTTTCATGTTAGCCATGCTTTAAAGCCTTTTTGCATTTCTGTATCAGTTCAAAAAATACGTTTTGTGTGTTTTGTTTACCTTCCCAACAAGCCTTCTTAACAACCACGTCATAGGTTCTTTCAGCCAATAGATTGTAGACAAGCACTTTGTCATTCTCCTGCCCACGTCGAGCAAGGCGACGCAAGAACTGGTAATACTGGCCGTAAGAGAAATATACGTCAAAGTTGATTACGATATGACCGCCTTTTTGCAGGTTCAGGCCATGTGCGCCAGATTTCGGGTGCATAAGCAGCATCTTAATCTCACGACGATTCCATGCGGCCTTTTGCGTGCCTTGCCTATCCATCTTAACGGCTTCGGGGAAGTGTTTTTGCAATAATGCAAGACTGCCTTGATGGTAGTATGAAATCAGGAAGTTTTCGTCTGGATGACGCTTCATCAACTCACGCAGAGCCTCAATTTTAGCCGTATGTAGGTAATGTATTTGTCTGTCTTTAACAACAGCACCAAAGTCGCTAATGCTTTCAGTACCCTCGTATACAAAACCTGCACAGATTTGCATCATCTTCTGCAATACCGAACCTGCTTGTTCGGCGATGATTTCACGGCCATCAACTTCAATCATACCCGTCTTGCTCATAGCATTATACAATTCCCTTTGTTTCTCAGGCAACTCATACAGAACGTCTTCCACCACATAAGGCGGAATATCCTTCAGATAGTCTTCCTGTTTCATCACAAGCGTGATGTCGGCGATAGCATCAGCAATCGCATCCGCTGCGCCTTCTTTCAAAGTGATTTTGTAATTGTAAGGATTGACGTTGAAATATCGCTCTTTGTACTCAGTCATGGTACGGCCTAAACGCTTACCCCCATCGAGCAATTTTATCTGGGCAAACAGACCGAGATGGTTTTCAGCCGCTGGTGTCGCAGTGAGTTCGTAAAAGTGGGTTGTTTTATGCCTGATTGAATCAAGTGCCTTCCAACGCTTCGTCGTCGCATCCTTGATACCGTCACTCTCATCATAAATGACGCAATCATAAATCCAATCATTAGCACCCCACGCGTTTACAAGCCATTCAACCATCTCGTGATTTATGATGTGTATCACCGTAGGACATTCGCGCTCGTATTTTCGAATCTGAATACCAGCGGCCTCAACGCGAGCTTTCTCGGTCAACCATTTGCGATATTCTTTCTCAACGGCGAGTTGTGTTTTGGCAATCAGGGTATTTTTGTCGGACTCTGATACGTCAGGGTTATTTTTCAAAAACTTATTAACCCTAGTATTTACCTTTCGGCTTATTTTCTTCAGGTCAGATTCGTTAAACGGACGTGTTTTCTCATTACGCGCGTATGCGTTTACCGCCTCGATAATGTGTTCGGCTCGCACCAGTTTATGCGAAAGCGGAGCGGAAAAATGCCATTTTGATATTTCATCACCCCATGTCTGGTTAGCTACTTTCAGAGGGGCAATAATCAGCACTTTGTTGATTTTATCGTCGTCAATAAGGTCTCGTATCAATTTGAGGCATATTGCCGTTTTGCCTAGACCAGTGTCGATGAACAACGCGCTTCTTGGATGAGTCTTCAAGAACTCGATGGCGGTGAGTTGGTATTCATCCAAGTGATGCTCACCCAACTCAACGTTGTCAAAACGTGATTTCAATTTATCTAAATATGACATCAGCTTCCTCCAGTGTCGAAATGACGTAAACGCTTGCGCCGTGTTTGCGCATAGTGTCAATTACTCGTTCCTGTTCGGGGCGCAATTTACCAGCGTCATTCTTGAACTCAACGTAAATGGTGTTCCCGTTTTTAATAAACAGTCGGTCGGGGAAACCATTTACACTGCTGCGTTCAATTTTGACCTGAAACCAACCGCGCTTTTCAGCAAGCAGGCGGCTGGTTTTCTCAATGCGGCTTTCGCGTTGGCTCAGTGATTTCATTTGCGCTTACATTTACCGCAGACCCGACTATCTGCTGGCAACTCATCCGCATAAATCCATTCGTCATGGCGGTCTTTAAGACGTGCTTCGCACAACGCGTCTTTAGTTGACAGGTCGATACGATGCCATGTCTGCTGGCCGTCACGACGACCCCACTTGATACCGCCGCCTTTGACAAGACCGAACGCTTGCGCTTCTTTCGGCACACCACGCACGCCGAGACGGTCAAGCATGGAGTAGGCTTCGCGTACATACCAGTCGTAGTCAATGTCTGACGGGAATTCATCAGGCAAATCCATGGCTGGCATCGCGCCCTTCGTCAACGGAACGTTATTACCCTTCGAATTCACGATGGTTGTGTCTGTCTTCGTTGAGTAGTACCAACGCACAACCTTACCGAGATACTGACCGTCTTTGTATGCACCGCCTTTTACCTGTTGGAAGTTTGTGAATTTCAGGAAATCCGTACAACCCTCAATAGTCTCACGGATAGGAACGCCGCGCTCAAGGTAGGCCATGACAGCCTCGATACAGACTTGGCCGTTACCAGACTGGCTCAGACCGCGTTCCGCGTAATCGCCTTTGCGTTTCCATTTGAGTTTTGTTTCGCCTTTTGCTGGGGCTTTCAGCGCGAGATAGCTGTTCACAGACTGGCTGTAAATTGCCAAGTATTGCGTGAATTCCATGTTGAAGCCAGTCTCGATTTCCCACAAGTGAATCTCGCGCTCGGCTTTCCAGAAATCATCCTTCTTGCCGTAAATCACGATACCATCGGTATTGGCCGATACGATGCGTAACCCAGCTTTCTCGATACGCTCGATGAGCATCAACAGACACAACTGACCTGTAATAGTCACCTGAATCATCATTTTCGGGCTGTACAGGAAGCTGTAAATTGATGACAGTTTACCGAACGAGCCGTTCAGAACAATCTTGTATGTGTTACAAATGGTCTGTTTCTCTGGCAGTTTCTTCCACTTCGCACGGTCATCGCGGAATCGCGTATAGTTTCGCAAGAATGGGAGACCGCAGTTTTCAGGATAGTAGCCGCCGTTAATAATGATGGATGGGTAATATGATGTTACGTCTGCGTCACAAATAATCTCATCTTCGGCGGCGATAATGGCTTGACCGCTCTCGTTTGAGTGTAGGCCGCCGATACCCATTGTGTAGAGACCTTTGCCAATCTGAATCTTCATGGAGGCGAGTTCGCGCGGCATTTTAACATGACCAGATGGCTCGATTTCAAACACTGTATGCTTCAACAAGTCATGCAGGTCTTGCAGCGTCGGATGCTCAAAATAAATGTATTCGGGAATGTCGTACTTGAAGCGACGTTTAATTGAACTCGGCTCAGGCTTGTAGATTTTGCGACCACGGTCTTTTTCGATAACGTGCTTGAAGATGGCCTCACCAACTTGCGCATCTGACTTAGAGCGAACGTCGATTTTATATTGCTTCGAAATCTCAATGCGCAAATCCACTTGAGCCTTTACAGTCTCATACAAGCGCAGAGTGTTGGCCGTATCGTTATCACAGTATTTTGCAATGTCGTCCATCTCGATAAGAGATAGGGTCTTATCAGCATCAATCGGGAGGTCTTGGAGCTTCTGACAACCGATTCGCGCAGCGTATGCTTTCAGGCTAAGTGTGCCAGTCGGGATTTCGAAAATATCAATATGCTGCATGTATGACGGATATTCAAGCTCATACAGGCGCATAAATTCCCAAGAGCGCAAGGCTTCGCGTTTCTGCTTCTTGCCAAACTCATCGATATAATCCGCGCCAATTAACAAATCGGACGCTTCTTTAAGCTCGGCATTAGTAACGCCTTCCAGCGCATACATGAGCAGAGGCATGTCATAATGATTACCGTTGAAGGTAATTACTGTTGATGAACGCAACCATTGCTTAATACCTGCTGTATCGAGCTTATTGGAATCGTTGCGCATCTCAAAATGCTTGGTTTTTTCTGGGTTTAAAGTGTCGCGGAATGCGACCAAGAAGTAGTTAGGATAACATTCAATATCCATGATTACGACGTTTGAACGATAGTCAAACATGATGATTTCCTTTTGTGATTGGTTAGACAACAGCAGCCATCGAGGAAGTGTGTCAGTACCAATAGATAATAAAATACCCAGCAGGAATTAACCTGCTGGGTGATGGGTGTTGATTTACAACTCTTCTTCGGTATCCCAATCAGCGTCGTCACCCTCGTTAACACCGCTTGAGCCGAGTTTCAAATCGGTTTGCTTGTTGTGAACCTGAACTGCTTGCAGATTCAGAGTCATACCAGCACCGAATTTCGGACTTTTCCAACCGTAGAAGTCGAACAGAATTGTCATGTGACGACCATTGCGATTCAGTTCTTCGATTTCTTCCATGTCTTCAGGGACGCGGCGGTTCAGCTTAGTGCCAGCGCTGTTACGCACGGCTGGCGGAAATTGTTCATTGGTGGAGAAACGAATGCGATAGTGGTCTGGAATATCACTGTCTTCGGGGAGGTTTTTAACGCGGCTACCGTCTAACAAGCAACGGTTTTTAACTGCAACGTCTTCCCAGTCTTCGTCCTTCGCCATGTGTTGACGGATAAGGTCTTCGAGAATTTTGATTTCTTTGGCGTGTTCTTCTTTGTTCAAGAAGGCGGTCAGACTGTATTTCTTCTTGTCACCTTCTTCAAAAGCACGGGGATGGTCAATTCGTGCATACCATGTAGGCACGTTTTTCAGCATCACTGTACCGTCTTTGTACTCAACCAAACAACCAACTTTACGCTCAATATTTGACATTTTATTTCCTAACATATTAAAAATTACATGGGCTTTCTTTGGTTTGCCGCCCACACGGTAGCAAATAACTGGTCAGAGTGGTAGGACTCGAACCTACGACCTCCTGCTTCCAAGGCAGGCCATCTACCAACTGATATTACACTCTGAATAGGGCGGATGGCCGCTCGCCAAAGCGACGCTGTTATCGAAGGAGCTTGAAAACGATACCAGACCACATCCATTGTTCAAGACAGGCCACTGACGACTGGTTAATGACCTGTCAAGCGTTTGATTTGAAAGAGTGACGCTCACATCTCTTTAGTCTTCGAACTTCGAATCCATATCGACAATTTTCAAAGCAGGTCGCTTGTCCTCGACTGGCGCGATGGTGGGTCTTCCACTTAATTCATCTACCAGAGCGCGGAGCGGCTCGAAGTCGATTTTGTGACGTTTGCAGAGTTTCTCGGCTTGCGCCACAGTAACAAGTTGTCTTGGCTGGAACTCATCCAAATCAAATACCGTATCTTGCTGGATAAAATTAAGAGTGCGAGTTTCGTCAACCCACTTCCGTTGTTTCCTACCGCTGACTAACTTGTATGAGTGCATTTTACCGCCTTTCAGGGCGAAGTCAAGCAGTTTTTTCTCAATTTCATTGAAGAAAGATGTGACTGTTTTGATTTTACTGTAAATCTTTTCGACATCTTCCATGCTCAACTCGTCAATTTCAGGCAATTTTGCCAGATAAGTGTCGTTTTGAATTCGCTCTGAAACAGGTTCTTCTGCGTCAAATTTGTCACCGATTAGCTCTTCGATGTACCGTGCTTGCTCAGGACATTGAGCTTTCACGCGACACCAGCGACAGCCTTTCTCGGTGACGACGCGTTCGGCGTTCGGTTCAAGCGCAGCTTTCGCGCGTTCCTTGACGTATTCTCCAAACTTGAGCAGTTCATCGACAGTAATTTCCCACGTCGAGAAATGATTCAGGCGTGGCTGACAAATGCGCATCTCAACAGTCTTGAAGTCATACAGGAAGCCGAAGTCGTGTAGCACACCAAGCGCGTATATCTGCAACTGCGTGTTGTTTTCAGCGTCAACCGTGACACCCATGCCGTATTTCAGGTCGGTGATGGTCAACTTCTCATCGCTGCAACAAACGTGGTCGGATGTACCAGTTTGGTTCGGAATAGGGGTTAAATGGCTGAAATCAACCTTGACCTCCACGAACTTATCACCTTCTTGGTCGTTACACCAGTTGACGTATTCGGCCACATAGTCCAGCATCTCCTCCGTAACCTCAACCTCAAAGCCGTCTACTGTTCGTATATCGCCAAGATACTCAATAGGGCGCTTACCGCTGCGTAGCCAGATTTCGGCCATCTCATGTGCAACTGTGCCTTCTGCGGCGGCCTCCGATGAACCACTGCCTTCTTTCGCTCGAATTGCTAAGTTCGCCAGCAGGCTTCCTGAACAATTCAGCCACATTTCACTCGAACTCGGCGAGAACACAGAATGCCCGTCGAGTTTAATTTCAATTTCTTTCATACGAAACCTCATACAAAAAAAAGAGCGGATTAACCGCTCTTTTCGAATTTTACAAATCAGCTTCTACTTCGGCTTCAGCAACCTCTTTAGCGGATACCAGTGCTTCGTACAACTTGTCGTAGTTTTCAACAGGAACGTCCGCTGTTTTAGCTGCGCCGCCTACTTCCGCGATGATTTGCTTGGCTCGTTCCAACCATGTACGACCGAGTGCGCCGAGTTCTTTGGCAGCAGCCTTAACGTCATCCAAGCTGTGTTTCGGAGTAACGGGTTCTTCCTCTTTCTCCTCAACCACGTCTTCTTCCATTTTGGCCGCGCAAGCGTCAATGACGGCTTGATATTTGTCTTCAGGGGTGCGTTTTACAGTGGCTACACCAGCAACTTCTTTCAGAATTGCCTTAGCCGCGTCAGCACCGTGTTTAGCTTTCACATCGAGTAAGGCCGCTTGAACAACGTCCAATGAGATGTCATTGCTGTCGTCTGACTTGTCTTCAGCCGCTTCAACAGGAGCTTCCTTGGTTTCTTCAGCGTCTTCTTTTACCGCTTCTTGTACAGGTTTTTCCTGCTGCATCGGTTGACCTTGTTGAGACAAGAGTGCGTTGGTGTTGCGGTCGAGAGCTTCGGTCAAACTTACCATGATGGCGGCGAGTTGGGTCAAAGTAATTTCTTTCATTTTAGACTTCCTTTAGTTGGTGGTTAACAAAATAAGTTTGGTTTAGGAAGTTGCATATTACCGTGTTTCACAGCAATATGCAACACTTTTTTTTTATAAATCTTCCAATTCTTTCTCATCAACTTCTTCAGCGGCATCCTCAAATTTCTTGTCATACGCAAGTTCTGGATTGGATGCGTCAGTAACGTATTGACGTATCGCCGCAGAAACCTTCATTGATGCGTTTTTGAATCGGGTCGGATTCTTCGAGTAAACCGTATGTAAATACGACTTATCAATCTCTGGAATACGCACAGCATTAGCGACAAGCTCGTAACCCAGTGGAATCAAGTGTTGCTGCCAACGGATATTTGCGTCCTTGAAGTTTTTGTCAGCAAGTTTCATTTGGCGGAAGTATTTCACATCCAGAAACTCTTCACACAAGAAGGGGTCGTCATTCTTGGCAACAATCTCCAACAACTCCTGAATGGATTCGGGCATATTTTCACTAATCAAACGCTGGCGTGAAACTGTGCGCGGTGCATCATAGTAAGACAAAAACTCGTCGCTAACTTTAACTTCGGTTCGAAAGTATTTGCGCAATGCACCAGCGTGGTTTTTGTAAGTATTGTGCAAGTCAGGATAATACTTTGGATTTTCCTTCTTGAACTGCTCAATCTTACTGGCCTCCTGCCAGCGCGAGTAGATTGCAAAAATACGACGGTCAGATGAATCAATCGGCAACGCTGCCAGTCGGTTACTCAAAAACAGATAGTTCGCCGTATTAGGTACGTTGATTTCATCCTTGCCCTTCGCAATCATTGCGATAGTCGGGCTGGCGATGATGGTTTTCAATTTATCGTAAATCTCAACGCCTTTAACACCAGCCAAATGTACCTCTTCGACTGTACCAAAGCTCAAATTGGTCGCCCATTTCGTAAACCCAGACTTCATCGCGTCCTGCGATACGATTTTCGCGTTTTCCTTACCAATCATCGCCGAAATAAGGTAATGGAAGAACGATTTACCGTCACCACCGACACCATGGAGGAATACAGCCCAACCGAGAGTATAACCTGTATATTGCACCTGATATGCAACCCATTGACGGAAGATTTCGCGTTCACGAGGGTCTTCAATCATATGCTCAAAATGCTTTTCAACCAATTCGATGGCTGCTAAATCACCCTTAGAATAGCGAGAAGGCTCTTCAGGCACATTCTTGCTGTCATAAGCATTGATATATTGGTACTTAGAGCGTTCACTGAATTTGAACAAGTTGCCCATCGTAGGCATATACACCGCGTCAATTACTTTAGGTATTTTGTACGCTCGTAAGGCCAAGTCCTGTGGACGCATTTTCATACTCATTGCATCCGACACGGAGTGGTAAATCAGCGTATCAAACGATGTTGGGGAAACCGCCAGACCTTCTTTCGTATCGTAGAATTTGTCACCATTGAGCAAATATACCCAGTTTTTCATATAGTCGGGCGTGTCGAACTGCTCAATGGCCTCAGTAAGTGTTTTTCGAACCGCGCTCGCACTGATTTTCTCACCATATAATCGGGTGTATGTTCGGGCAATGACGTGTTCGATTGCGTTCTGCTGCGCCGTAGTGAATCGGTTATACGAAGCCTCCACAATCAATTCGTCATATTTACGAATATCATCGCATTCTTCGAACATCCGCTTTAGATTCTCAAATGTCTGCGTGAAATTTTCATTCTTTGCAGATGAGTAATAGTCATACAGAACACTTGCGAATGTCACCACGTTTACACGGTCATTACGGAAGCTCTTCCATTTCGCACGAAGGCTTGAGTCTTTGATGTCATAGGGTTCTCCCGTAGATGGGTCAGTGGCTTTTCGTGACCATGCCTTCCAAATTTGATATCCCTTTTCAGAATCATCAATTTGAAATTTAATTGCCTGACCAATAGCTACCCATTTTTCATAACTGTCGTAGAAACCCTCGGTTAAGGAATTAACAATTTCCTCAACGCGCTCGTCCGAGATTTTCACCTGCTTCGAGTCATTATAGAGTTCGTAATCCTCATCCTCTTCAATGTGAACGTCATCTAATTTGACGTTATGCAAATTGGTGAGAGCAATGCGCTCATACTTATTCCGATACATCAAGTCATCAAAATATCGGAACAACGGTTGAATCATTTCAGGTCGGAAGGTCGGTAAATCCTCAACGCGCTCAATATCAAGCAGGGAGTAATCATTCTCCCATTCGTAATGCAAACCCTCTTCGTTTGGATAATCACCAAACGCAACAAATTGGCGATGCCCATCCTTGCTGTTGTTCAACAACTCAATTTGCATACGACCATACTTTTCAGAATACCATACAGAGGAAACGATTTTACCGATGGCATTAGGTACATAACACGGAATCAACGCTTTTGGTTTCTTTCCGCGACGAACCATGATTTTGTCGGTTGAAAGCATTTCGCGGACGTATTGAATGAGTTCGCGTGCAGCATGAGGGTCTAAAACATCGATGTCGATTGCCAAAAGATGGTTGCTTGTGACAACACCAAGTCCTGCCTTGTCGCCGAACTTTTTAAGCATCTCATTATATGACTTTTCTGTTTGCGGTAAATTTTTCCAATCAAGTCCTTCGGGGAATTTCTTACCCTGAGTAATCGGCACGACCTCAAAGCCGCGCTTCATAAGCGGTAGTGCGGTGTCTTTATAGTAGCGTTTAATCATTTTTTCCTTCACTTTCCTATCAAATAGAGGGGTTTGATGCAATTCTAGGTTAAAACTGACTTTATCGTCAAGCTGGGTTTTTCAATTTACATATGTAAAGAACTCTTAACGACCAATCTCACGATTTTCGGAGCGTGACAATCCAAAATTTTCCAAATTTCCAAAAGATTTCGTGTTAGAAAGAATCTCCAAAATGGAATTTTTCCAAAAATTGAGATTGAGTTTTCATTTTTCATGTTTTAAATACATGACAGAACTTATAGTTTCATCATAAAGTCATCAACATTTTTAGATGATAACCGTTCTCATCAAGCAAAAAAAAGTCATTTTGTAAAGGCATTTTTTGACTTTCTAACGGCCAAAAATTTTCCTAACTAACAAAAACAATGATAAAAATCAACAATTTGTAGATTTTGTAAGAAGTAAGGAAAAAACGCCAATGTTGCTATATGTGACGATACAAATGTGTATTATATTTCCTTATAGTGTTGTTATACCTTTTCCCCTTTCTTCTTTTTTTTTATTATATAAGAAAATAAAGAAATTTCCTAACATTCTAACAAATGCAC